ATGAAGTTTAGTCAGCGGTACGGCCACGCGCGTCTACCGGAGTCGTTGGGACCGGAAGATATGCCTGATGCGCTTCACAACTCGTTATGGAACCTAGTTGACGATTGGCGCGAAGGATTGCGTTCGCAGGAGGAGCCTTTCCTTCGAAGCGTCTGGCGAAACTTCTGGAAAATCGCAGCGGATCGAATGCCTATAAATCGTGGGCCCGGTGGAATTTTCTTTAGGGACGCCTGGCAGCGGGTACGCGATCGGTTCTTCGGAGACGAATGGTTTTACGTCTACGACTTTCTTGAATTCATCATGTGCTACTTCGACCGGGATGGGCATTTTGCAGCGGCCGCCAATGCGATCCTCGGACGAGAATTGGCTGCTTATCGCGTGATAGACAAGCAGTTCGTGCAGATCACGGATGGAGAAGAAGTCGCGGCACTCGTATCGGCGCTTTCGCATAGGGGTCCGTTTGCAGGCGTGAGTGAGCACCTGTCGCGAGCGCTGTCGCATCTGTCCCATCGCACAGATCCGGACTATCGAAATTCCATCAAAGAATCAATCTCTGCTGTCGAGGCAGCCGCCAAAGTGGTCAGTGGCGACGATAAGGCAACTCTGAACAAGGCGCTAGTCGTGCTTGAGAGGCAAGGCAAATTACATCCTTGCCTGAAAAAAGCATACTCGGCGCTCTACGAGTACACGAACGATGCAGATGGTATTCGCCATGCGCTGATGGACGAGCCGAATCTTACCGCGGCGGATGCGAAGTTCTTCCTGCTTGCCTGTACTTCCTTCGTGAATTATCTGAAAGCATTGATTTGACAGAGGTGACGGCGAGTTTGCGGCATACCATATACTGTACATCCATACAGTATTCAGCCTCGCAGCCATGCGACATCGCAAGCCACTCACCGCCGCCGAACTGGCCGAGATCTATGATCGCGAGCCGACCCCGACCGTGCTTCGTTTGTTGCAGGAAATCCATCGGCTGCGATCGACGGTCCTGCGCGCAGACCAGATTCGCCGGATGATCGGCAAGCAGGGCAGCGCGTACGTGGCGGGGAGCGTGTGGGAGTGTTTCGAGAGAGAGTTGGACGCAGAGCCGTGCCTGACAGATCCGCAGACGCCAAGGCAGGAAAAGAGGATCGAGGCGACGATGCGCCGCCTCGATGAGTGGCGGAAGAATGGGCGGAGGGATTAAGCGTGTGCCGGCGTCAATTGAATTGCTGACAGCGCGGCCTTCGTCGCGGCGTACCCATCATTGAACAGCCGCTGCCGGATCTCGGTCGGCATGTTTCGGTCGAGCGTCGATGCATACCCGGTTTCCACAAACGCCATGCAGGCGCCGGCCGCCTGCGCCGCGCTGACGTGAGTCGATTCGCACGCAGACAGCATCAGGTCGATCAGCCGCGCCGCGAACTGGTGCGGCCACAGCTTGGACTGCGGCTTGAGCGGCAGTTCCATGCTCACGAGCTGCACGCCGAGCCGCGGCACCGCGTCCACCTTCAGGCGGTCCACCGGAATGTTATTGACCATGCCACCGTCAGAAAGCAGTGCATCGGCGACGGCCACCGGCTCGAACACAAACGGGATCGACGTCGACGAGCGCACCGCCAGAGCGACTGGAACGTCCGGCGTTGCCGCGCGCGAGAAGTCGAACGCGCCCTCATTTGCGATGTTGGAGGCCACAGCTGTCAGGTCGATCGACAGTTCGGCGAACGTCTTCCCGCCGGTATGCTCGGTCATCCACGCCAGCAACGTCTTGCCGTCGCAGAAGCCGCGCATACGCAGCGCGGCGAGCGGGCTGAACGACATCATGCCCGACCAGTCGTGCGTCAGCGCAAGCGTTTTCATGTCCGACAGCGACATGCCGGCGGCATACAGCGCCGCGCAGATGCTGCCGCCGGACGTCCCCGCCAGCTCGATCGGCTGGTAACCGGCGTCCGCGATCGCCTGCAAGGCGCCGCAATGCGCCGGCACCTTGAAGCCCGAGCCGGAAAACGCGACTCGGATCGGCTTCATTGCAGCGGCGCGCCGGCGAGCGGCGTCGAAGCAGCGGCGGCCGCGGAAGCAGTCGGCACCGCATAGACCTGCAATCCAATCGCCAGCGTGGTGTTCACGAGCGTCAGGGCGCCGCCAACCTGCTGGATCTGCGCAGCCGTCAGACTCGGAATCGACGCCAGCGCCTTGATCGCCGCAGGCAGCGTTGTTTCCGACAGGGTTTGCACGGTGGACGGGTCGATCGCCGCATTCGCCACGCAGAGGGCATTGATCCCATCGATCGCAGCATCCACTTTGGGGTTCAGGGCATAAAGCGCGACCACGTCCGTCGAGAGGGGCTTGAACACGGAGCAGGCCTTCGCGACCTGGCCGTTGATGGTGGTCGCGACCGTTGCGACTTTTGCTTGCTGAACGGCCGAACATGCGCAGAGCGCGAGCGCAACGACGCCAGCCGCGAACGCGGCGAAAAGCTTCTTCATGGGATTTCCTTCGGAGTTGAGCCGCGAGCGCGGCGGAGGTTTGCTGTTAGGCGGTTGCGCCGGGTTGCTTGGCGGCGTACTGCCGCACGAGCCAATGCGCGCCGACCACGATGCCGCCGGCGATCGAGACTTGATCCTGCGCGGTCAGGCCGAGACCCAAGCGCGCGTTCAGCGTCGAGATGACAGCGACGAGACAGGCGATCGCCGCGCCGGTCGTGCCGGTTGCGGCTGGAGAGGTTTGATTCATCGAGGCTCCTATACTGCGTGGTGAATTACTTCGGCTGCCGAGAACTGATAGCCCTCTTTGCCGTACTTTTGCGCCACCCAGATCGGGAACGGCAGCGCGTGCATGCCTTCGTCCTTTCCGATGTGATGGGCCTTGCAAAGCAACATGCCGTTGACCGTCATGTCATCGACGAACTGGGTCCAGTCGGTGAAATGGTCCCAATCGAATGCCTTGATCGCGTCGCCCCAGACGCCGGCCTGCGCATCGAACTTGAAACGCTCCCAGTCGATCATTTCAGCGAACGAACGCTCGATCGGATGGTGATGCGCCTCGAGCGGATGACCGCTCTCCTCTGCCGTGGCGTTACAAATGAAGCACCGGCCGCCGTCGCGCGCGAGCAGCGCCTTGCGCGAGCGCTCGAACAGCGCCGTCGTTTTGCGCGGCTCGTGGCCGGGGATGTTGACGTCGACGGTCAACGTCTCTTTCTCTTCGTGGATCTGGGTAACGTCGGTCATTTTTCAGGCGTAAAAAAAGCCGCCCGAAGGCGGCTTGTGTGGAGTGCGGGAGACTACGCGTTTGGCGTTATGCCCTGAGAGGCAAACCACGCAATGCACGCGGCTGAATAGCTCGCCAGGTGCATGGTCAGTTGGATGCTAAATGCCGACTCATAATCTGTCGCTGGAGCGCAGTCCCGCGAGTAATTGCGGGATGCCTCAAGAAGCCCGAATACCTCTTCATGAAGCGCAGCATCATCAATCGCCGACATCGCATCGAACAATCCGGATGAGGTCATGTCCACTCCGTCAGTTGTAGTAGAGCGGCGTGAGCGCGGCGGCGTCGGCGACAACATAGCCGGTCGTGCCGGTGTTGCTCACAACGAGCTTATTGTTCGCCGGGTCGTTCGCGGTGAAGGCATAGGTGCCGATCAGTTTCCACGCGCCGGAATTGATCTGATTCACATTGACGACAGTCTGAGCAGCGCCAGATGCTGTCACCGTGTGCGGGACCGCTCCAGATCGCGTCGATGACTCAGGAAAGAACGCATAGACGCTGTACGTTCCCGCTTTCGCCAGACTGAACCTGAATTCGACAGAACAGGTTCCTTTGTTCGCGGCGTTGTCAGACAGATAAGTCGGCCCGTAGATGGACGACTCCGCGAACGTGGCGAGCGTCTGAACTTCGAGCCATGTGCCCGCAACGACCATTTGCCCGTTGCCTGCTGGATCGGTATATGTGCCTGCGACGTTACCGCCAGGAGGAATATCCAGAACGATTGAGCCTGGCGGGAAATATCCCAGCCCCTCGCGGATCTTGTACGGGTCAACTGCTTGCACAGTTGTTGCTGTGTCGATCGCTCTGGCCGCTGCGAAGCCTGCAATCTCACCAAGTTGCATGGCGATCGGCTCAACCCGAATCGATGCGAATGCCGCGTGTGAAGCCGACACCGCGAACGTAACCAGCAGGTTCGTGCATTCCGCTGCTTTCGGGCAGAGGGCCCTATAGCTGATCCAGTAGCGCCCATCCTGGCCACCGCTTGCGGTTTTCTGAAAGAAGCCACCTTCCAGAGCGACATAGCCGTTGTAGACGACCGTCTGACAGTGGTGCGAGTCCATCGCGTAGAAACCGATGGCCACGCCATCATTTACTGGGTCGATGCGCTGGCAATGGCGGTCCGTCATCACGAAGTCGCCGATCATGCGGCGCCCTTCGCGCACATAAAGCTGGGCGGGCAGGCCGTGCCGCGTCGGAACCTGAGTGTATGGCGGCAACCCGAAGCCCGCCAGCGTGGTCTTGATACCGGCCGGCACGCGGGAATCTTCGCGCAGAAACTTGAACAGGCCCAGCGTCCAGTCAACGTGCTGCTGATAGATCGTAGCGCGCTGCGCATACGTTGCGCCTGGCCACGCGTCCGCGCCACCGATATAGTCGAGCTGCTGCAATGCAGAGCCCGCATTCAGGTCGGTCACGCCGTCTTTGCACAGGTGGTCATTGAACAGTCCCGGTGGGTTGCTGTTGTCGCTCCACGCGGTGATCTGCCCCGCTGCGAACTGGCGCCCCAGCACCTCATAGTTCAAGGCGCTGTACGTCGTCGGTTCCGGAAACCTGCGATACGTGCCGGGGCCACCCGTCGTCGCTACAACGCTCACGCGAAAGCCATATGCCTGCACGCGACTGTCGCCCGTGCCGACCGCCGCTACAGTCGGATTGATGCCAGGTAGCAGCCCGGATGCAGGAACACCCGGCGTGACATATGGGTCGACCTGCCACGCACCCGACTTGTTGTAGGGCGCAACGACACCGTTATACGTCTCGTTGTACTGGCTGTTAGGCTCGCGTCCGACCGTGAACGAACAGCCTGCCGCAGCCATCAGGTCGCCCTCGTACGTGGCATCAATGTACATCGCAGCAGTCACATTCAGATGCGGCGCGATGGTCGGCAGCAGAGCATCCTCGAACCGGACAGATTTGATGGCAGTCCCGGCTTTAGTCACGCCCGCAGGTACCACACGATAGTTATTGCGGATCGTCAGGCGGCTGGCGGAGATCATCGCCTGAATCTGTGCGATGAACGTTTTGGCCGAGCCGTTCAGGCTTTGCCCCCAGTACGTCGGATAATCGGGCGCGTTCGCCGTGTAGTTGCCGCTCCAGATCGCCCGGTATAGTGTGTTGGCGAGCCCCTTCAGGACATTGCAGTCACCGCCCGCGCGGTCGGTATAGATCAGACCGCCCATTGCCGGCATGCCGGCGAAAGTTGCATCGGGATTGATCAGTTCGACGGTTTTGCCGTTCTGCACGGCAGAGATCGCAGCCATGATGCCGCTTGCGGTCGCGCCGTACACGCAGACGTCAACGTTGCGGATTGAGTCGAAGTTGGGGTTGCTTAACATTGTCTTACCACTCCGACGCGCTAAAGGATTGCGCAACGGTCGCGCCATAGATGCTGATAGCCGACTGCGATGCGCCACCATTCGGCGTTTCGTAGTAGCCGCCAGACGCAACCTTGAACGATCCCGCGCCAGCGATGCTCGCCGCGTTGCCGGTATCGTTAAACCAGAGATCGCCGGTAGACGTGTTCTGCAGCCGCCAACCCCTGCGCGCCGCGTTGGCCGCAGCAAGTTGCTGCGCGGTGCCGCCAGCGGTGATCGAGCTACTGCGATCGGTTAGCGCAGCGGGCGCTGGAGTCGATTGAACGGGAAATAGTGTCGTCATCTCTTAAGCGTCCAGAACCATGGCAGACCAGTACCGATTTCCACTGGCATCGAAGAAATACTTGATCGGACCGCCACCCTTCGTCTCGTCGGCAACGACGAACACTTCGCGCGGGAACGTGATCTTTCCGCCGGCGATCGCCGTAGCGAGAGCGGCGAATGTTCCGAAATAGGGGAACGCTGCGAGAGCGCCGCGGCTACCTGCTACTTCGGCTTGCTGGCCCGACGTGCCCTGAGCCATGTAGACGAGATCGGCGTCGGCCACCGGCGCGGCGGGGTCAAAGCCGTTGAGGCGAGCAGTCCCAGTCATGAAACCCCCAATGCGGCTTTCGCCGCGATATACAGCGCCTGTCGATCGGCAAGTCCGTTCTTTCCGCCGTTGATGCGCCGTGTCAGCGTGACGAAGTCGCCCGCGTTAGCGATCGCGCTCAGCTTGTTGTTGAACCAGAACCAGCCTGCCGACATTGCGGCGTGCTCGGGCTGCTCGAGCAACTCCGGATGGTTCAGCAGATCGAGGTCGAGCCCGACTGCGGCGAGCGTGTAGTTGCGGCGCCCGGTGATCTGTATTAGCCCGCGCCCGCAGAACCGCACGCCGTCGCCTCGTTGCGTGTTGCCCAGTTCGTTCGCTTTCTGGGAAGGCGGCTCGTACGCGCGCTGCGCGACAGTCGGGCCCCAGAGTTCCTTCGTGTAGAGCAGGCGCTGTGACTCGTGGCCGGTCTGCGCGAGAAACGCCGCAACGTCGAGGGGCGTGCTGATCTGGTAGTGATCGCAGGCCAGTTGCATGAACGGTGCGAACAGTGCCGCGCGCGACGGCGCCGCGCCGCAGCCGGCCGCGATGATCTGCGGGGTGAGATTCATACGATCGCCATCAGGAACTTGAAGCAGTCGGCGAGCCACCCGGGGAACCGGTGGAACTGCGTGTAGTACCAGAGGCCATACATCCCTAGAAACGGCAATCCGATCGGGATAAAGACCTGCCGCTGGAAGAATCGCCACGCGGCCGCGAGGCGGCACATGAATCGCGCGCCGGCGGCGACGTCGCCCAGAATGCTGCGGATAAGCGCGGTGTCCTCAGCGACCTGATCGGCTGTCGCTTCCACCTTGCGAGTGACCTTGGTGTTCTCCGCGATCGCTGCGTCGTGAGCAACGAGGTATTCGACAACGTGCGCGCGGAACTCTGGATCGGGCATCGTCAACATGTCTTTGGCTTCCATGAATCCCCGGAAATAAAAAAAGCCGCTCGAGGGCGGCTGGTGGTCGTGTGATTCACTACTTGACGACTAGGCGGATTCCGCCTATCTTTGTTCGCATAGGAAGCGCATTCGCGCGGCCGCTATCCGAAAGGAACTCATCATGAAACGCTGTTTTCGCGCGCTCGCGCGTATTGGATCAATTCACCATGCTTTTTCGTCCGCCGACCGTGGCTCAAATGAATCAGTGGAAGGAGAGGCTGAACTTCTCCGGCACACAGATGGCCCGGATTCTCGGATTGAAAAGTGCCCGCCGCTGGCGCGAGTACGCGGACGAGAACAAGCAGCAGGGCATACCTCCGGCGAACCTATTCATGGGAGCCGCACTCGTGACGCTGCCTCAACCGGATATCGATCGCGTCCTCGCAACCATGCGCGAGATCGGCGCGACTATCGACCTGGATGCGGATCCGGAATCGTCGGCGCCATCAGGAGAGCCGCAGCCCTGAATGTGTTGCCGTGTATCATCTCGCGCTGGAATAAAAACAACGTGAGAGCAGCCATGGCGAAGGGTTTATGCGTATCGGTTCTGGGTATGTTCGTAATGGCTTGTAGCGGATGCGGTGGAGGAGGCGGTGGTTCGCCGGTTCCGGTTGCGCAGACTGCGCCGCCCGCGGCAAAGGCCATCACCATCGGCGCGAACGGTGACTCGATCACGCATGGAACTGTCCAGAATCCTGACGGGACCTACCGCATCACCGACAACACTGCACCCGCAAACCTGCAGAAATTGTTGCAGGCTAACCTAGGACCAACTGTTACTGTCTTGAACCGCGGCCTCGGCGGTGCCACCGTCGCAGATGTCATCCAGGCGGCCGCCGGGTACAAGCAGTGGTGGAAAGATGTTTTGGCGACGGATCCAGCGCAGATCGAGATTGCGAAGTGGGCCGTCAATGATTCAAATCCGATCGTCAACGAATCGACGACGGTGTTCGAGAACGATCTGATCTACTGGATTCAGATCACTCAGGCTGCCGGCAAGACAGTCGTTCTGGAGGAGCCGAACCCCGTCTGCAATCCTGCCATGGCGGCGCTGCCGCAGTACGTCGAAGTGATCGACAAGGTAGCCGCGCAACTGAGCCTGCCGCTGATCAAGCAATACGACTACATCCTCTCGCTGCCGAACTGGCAAAGTTACCTGGGCGCGGACTGCACACACCCGGCAGATGATCGCCTGTACCAGCTCACGGCCCAGCGTGAATACGATGTTGTTCAGCCGATCGTCGCTAGGCTGCTGCAATAGAGCGCCGTGCTAGTGCTGGTAAGATTCCGAAATCTTTCGGAGCCTTACCAGTGGAATCCCAGAAAATCGATACGCTCACATCGCTGCGATTTTTCGCGGCGGCGACCATCGTCGCGGGCCATGGTCAACACCTTTTCGAGCCGTGGTCCTTTGTGCACAAGCTCTCGCTCGATCACGCGGTTTCGTTCTTCTTTGTCCTATCAGGGTTCATTCTGGCGTTCACCTATGACGAGCGCCTGGTGAACAATGCCTCCGTACGTCGATACTACGTATCGCGCATCGCGCGAATTGTGCCCACGCATCTGCTCACGGCAGTCGCCGCCATGCTACTCGTTATAGGCGCTGCCCCGTCGCTATCGGTCGTCGTCGCAAACCTGCTCCTGGTTCAATCGTGGATTCCATCAATTAATTTCTTTTTCTCCGTCAATGGCCCCTCTTGGAGCATCTCCGATGAAATGCTCTTTTATGCACTGTTCCCGTTGCTGATATGGAAACTCCCGACCACGTGGCGACTTAAGCTTGGGCTTACGTCTGGATTGGCAGCGGCAATAGGGATCGCCGCGTGCGCGGCAGGGGTGTCCGGTTCCACCGCCTTGTGGGCCGGCTACGTGCTTCCACTTACCCGGCTCCCCGAGTTCATGCTAGGAATTGCCGTCTATAGAATCTTCCGCCGGGTAGGGTCAAACACGCTGGATCATCTTTCCGGGTTCACCGTCGGCCTCATGGAGGCAGCCTGTGTTGCATCGGTCGTCGGATGGACGTATCTGAGTCAGCAGCTAGCGTCGAGCATTTCAGTGCAGCACCACCGGTTGGAGGTAGTATCCCAGTGGCTGCAAAGCGGCGCTGGCGCCCCCATCGCCGCAGCGACGATCTTTGTATTCGCGTTCCAGAGAGGATTTCTTTCCAAAGCCCTACAGAACCGGGTCGTGGTCTATCTGGGAGAGGCCAGCTTTTCCCTGTATATGGTGCATCAGATTGTCCTGCACATCATGCTTGACCGCATCCCGTTATCGCCCACGAGAGACCACTTTGTTTTGTGGATCGTCTATGCGGCCGTCTCATTGGCGATCGCTTCGTTGACGCACTCTTATTTTGAAGACCCGATAAGACGGCTCATCGCAGGCTGGCACCGCGTCAAAAACTCATCTGCCGCTCAGGTGTGAACTGGCGGCTGGCCGTTTCGTTATCTGCGCCTGCCGACGCTTCGGCAACGCATCGTCGGCGACTTTGATCGTCCAATGATCAGGACAGAATCGGCTGCGGCAGGTACACCTGAACGGTGACCGTCTGCCTGTTGAAGTACGAAACGTACCGGGCATCACTCGCCGACACTTCTCCTTGATTCGGCCAATATGCAGGATCCTGTGCGCAGCCAAACAACGCAATGATTGTCGATTCGGTACCGTCTGAGAATGCCACGAACATGTCATCGTATCCCTAGATTTCGTAAGCGTTAATGCTTACCGTGAAGCCTGGCGTTCCAGCGCCGTTCGTTGCCGTGTAGTAAAACGTCTGCGGCGTAACTACGGGGACGCGATTGAACGGAACAGCTTGCGAAGTACCCGCCGCAACATTGCAGGTATTGAGTTGCCCAGCAACGTTTGCATTCATTGGATATATAGCCAGCGAAATTGCCGATGCTGCGCTTGACCCGATTTGAAGAAACCCAGAAAACGTCTTTGCGTTTTTCGGAATCACAGTGGTACTTACAGAGATCAGCGTGCCCGTAGCAGAGCTATTGACGGCTAGTCCGCCAGCAAACCCGAAAAGCCTATCAACCTGTACACCCGGTACAAACTGGCTGCTGGCATTTGTCGGCCACACTGACAGCAACGCGCTTGCCGTGTATCCGGCCGGCATGAAGCCACCGCCATACACGTTCGGCTGAACCGCTGAGGCAGCGTTCGTATAGAGCAGTCGTGGGTTTGTGCCCGAGATTGCGGCATTTGGGTTGTAGATCACATACTTCGCAACGAAGCCCGATGCGGGCGCGCTGCCCGTATCCATCTGCGTTGCCAAGTTACCCGTCAGATTGAGGCCTGTCAGGCAATAGCGCAAACCTCCCAACGCCGTCTCGACTATTACCTCATCCGCAGTGACCGTCGCCGTCGCGCTCGCCGTTGCGACGGTCATCGAGAAGTTGCGCGCCTGCCCGACGACACCCGACACCTGACCGAACTGCACAGCATGTTGGTTGGCGGTGGCCGGCGCGACCTGAACGGCAGCGCCGGTGCATTCGATCAGAACCCAGGACGTGATGTCCTGACGCCAGACGAGATTCGCCCGGCCGTTGGCGACGAGCTCTCCGCCCTGCAGCGCAGCGTGGGCGGCACCGACCACCGGCGAAGCGCTGATCACACCCGGATTCGGCGTGAAGGTCGTGGCGCTCGTATTTGCGGCCTTGATCTTCACCCAGACGTCCATCCCGTCCGTCAGCGTCGTGACTGGAATCGGGAACGAAGCCTGGATCGTGTTCGCCGAGCCATTATCGACGCCGTACGTCAGGTTGCTGGTCAGGATCGACTGCAGCATCCCGGTCGGCAGGATGGGCGCTGCGGCGTACTGGCTGATGTTCCCGGCAGTGAGGGACGAAGCTCCGAACGGCACCGTGACGACCCACAGACCGATCCATCCGGTGTCGGGCGAAGGCGTCACCTGCGAGCCAGTGGTGGCCGCCACGCCGGCCTTGATCTGGTAGGCGACAACGCCGTCGCGGAACGTGTTGCTGGTCGAGCCGGTGTTGTTTGGCCCCGACCACGGCGTTGTGGGGTTGAGCGAGTTGTAGAACTGCAAAACGACCGGCGAGGTGCCAGTCGTCGGGTCCAGGCTGATATCGGAGTCTTGGTACTGGGCTTCGATCAGGTAGTTGATCGACTGGCCGCTCGTGCCAGGGGTCGCAAACGTGCCAGTGGTGAACGTGCCGAGCTGGATGCCCTGCTTGAGGATCGTGTTCGCCGTGTTTGCGGGCAGCGTGCCGCACACCGTCGCTTCGAGCGGTTCGATCTGATAGATCTCGCCCGCGCCGATCTGCACGTTCATCGTCGCGGGGCTCGTCGGCGTGCAGGCGAGGCCATTCACCGTGCCAATCACGCCAAACAGCGCGGCACACACCTTGGCGATGCTCGTCATGGTGTACTGGGCCTGGGCGGAGAAGGCCCACTCGTACACTTGCTGGCCCACGTACGTTTCGATTCGACGCATGAATGCTCCGGACAAAAGAAAAGGGCCGCGCTAGGCGGCCCTTCGGGGTGAATTTGAGAAACTGTCAGTTCGAGATGTAGAAGCCGATGTTCGTCGCGATCGGCTTCGTGGCATTGATCGCTGCGATGATGTCGGCGTCAGAAGCTGCGGTCTGCTCTTCTGAAAGCGAGCCTGTGTATCCGTGTGAAAGGGGCGTCGAGAGTGCCGACCATGCCGCTGCGTTGCAATACGCTGCGCCTGCCGAACCACCGGTCACGAGCGGGCGAAACGCAGTGATCAGGCAACTGAATGGCGCGGCAATTGAACCCATGCGCGAGACGCCGCAGAAGCTCGCGACTCCGGTGTTCGCACCCATGCAGCCTGAGTCGAGCGGCCGCGCCGGCTCGAAAATGATCGGCGCGCGGCCGGTCAGCTGCGTGAGCACACTGATCATCGCGGGGCGCGTCGCGCGATCCTGAAAGAGCGCGACTTTGATACGTGCGATGTAGCTCGCGTCCGACTCGCTGGGCTTACGCGGGAGGCTGCCGCCGAAAAAGTCATCCGCCCACAGGTCGATCCAGCCTCCGCTCGATGTGTCGAGTCGCGCTTGCGCCTTGAAGAAGACGATCAGCAGGTACATCGTCACGAAAACAGATGCGATGCCCTGCAGCAGCGCGGTTACGATCGGCGCTTCGCTCCAGTCCCCGAACCAGCCACGCGGGATATACGATTGCAGCCGCGAAAGGATGTCGTTTTGATCTCCAGTGGCCATGTGTCAGTTCACAGTGATGGTGCCGGGTTGGAAGGCCTGCTGGTACGTAATGGAGATATCTGATGTACCGCCATTGACCTGCACCGCGGTGACATTCGTCACGCCATCGACGCTGTATGCCTGCGTTGCGATCGCGGAGTAAGGCAGAAGTGCGCCGCTCGACGTGGTCTTGATGCTGCTGATGTAGGCAGCGACTGCAGCTTGCACCAGCGGAACGGCCGTAGCCTTCACGTGATCCGAATCGACCGAGATCGTCATCGACACAGTGATGACCTGTGCTGTCGGCGCATGCACGCTATAAGTCGAGCACAGCGGCCGCACCGCTTCAACGGCGTTTTCAACGTTCGTTTTCTCGGTCAGGTTGAGAGAACCGCTCCCGTCATTCGCAATCACCGTGAAATAGCCGTTCTGTGCCATCCCGTTGTATTGCTGGTTCTCCGCGACGATCCCCGTCATGCCAATCTGCACGCTCTGGATCGCGTTGAGGACGGCCGCGAGTGTCGCGCGTTCGAGGCTCGCGATGAAGAGTACGAAGCGCGAGCGTGCTGCGGCGTCCGACTCTGCATCCGATCCGTTTGATACCGCGACGCTGTTCGAGACAGTGTCGACTCCCGAGATTGCCGTTCCCAAGGTGTTGAGCGCGCCGCTTGCCACGTTGCCGACGGTGCCTGTAACCGTACACTGCACGGCAACGCTAACGCTCGCCTGACCGGCTGGCAGCACATAGCCGTTCTGTGCAGCGCTGTACGCCGGGTTGGACGTGTCCGCAACAACGGCAAACTGCACCGAACCATCCTGAGTCTGGACGATGTCACCGACGAGAATCAGAGCCTGACTCGTCGGCGTGAAGCGCGAAAACGTCTCCTGCGTCGTCGCCGCGTCCGCCGGCAGGCGTGAAAACCCGAACTGCGCGAAGAACGAGTCGAGGTCTGCGCCGCTGGACGTTGCTGCGCGCGTGAGGGCCGCAACCTGCAGGATCAGGCCTTGCAGCCAGAGCGCGACGCCGCCGGTCGCCTCCGCGATCGCGCGGAGCACCGAACCGATGGTGAAGTCAATGAGCTGCGAGGCCGAACCCTGCACGGCCGTCGCGAAGTTCGACACAAGTGCCGAGAACGACTGGGTATTGAGATTGGCCATTGCGTCACGTATTGATGTCGAAGTTCACGAGCTGCGTTTGAGCAGTGTTCGAGTCGGTGTAGCTGATCGCCGTGCTCACGACATCCTGCGACTGGGTCATGTCGATCTGCGGTGCGGGCTGCCGCGCGACGGCCGATTCGAGCAGCATCTGCCCTCGGATCAAGGCGCGCGTCGCAGGCACATTGCCGGGCAAGCCCACCTTCCGCGGGACACCCGCGCCGTAATCCGGGTGCCACGTGTAATCAGGCGATGCCACGGGTTGTCCGGCGGCATTCGACAAAGCGGAATTGGTCAGCAAGCGCCGATACACGCGCTGAGTGCCCGTCGTCGGAATGTCAGCGAGCAGCAGATCTCCCGACGGTGACTCAGAGAGATCGCCGCCGTAGTAATGAAAGACGTCCACCATCAGCCACCCTTGACTGTCGAAGTGAGGTGCGAGCTACCCATCTGCTGGTTCGGCGCAAGCGTTACGCTGCCGGTCTCGTTGTGCGTGTGTCCGTTGAAGAGCGACATGAAGGCGGACGTGACGAACGAGAGCAGTGATTGAGCGGCCGCGCCCAGTTGGATCGATGGCGCCGTGATGCTCGCGGTGCCGCCGGCTTGAACGTTGACGTTGCCGGTCGCCTGAATGTTGATCGTTGGCGCAGTGATATCGGCTTCCACCTGACCGTTCAGCCCGACCTTGCCGTCGTTTGTCAGCTTCAGGTAGCCGCCCGTCTTGTGCACTGCCCACACTTCGCCGCTCGGCACGGCCGGAGCCTGCTGCGCGACTGAGAAGATCCGCGCGACGATCACGCCCGACGAGAAGTCGCCATGCTCGAACACAACGAGCACCTGATCTCCGATCTGCGGGCCAACCGCAAAGCCCCAGCCGTTGCCGATGCCGATCGCGCCGAGCGGCATCCAGTTCGATTCTGTCGGCTGCGTCCCCGGGTCGACGGGCTCAATGGTCACCTTTACTGCGTGGCTTGATGCGTCGTAGCTGCTGATTGTGGCGAGCGTCGGCCACGACAGATGATTACCTGCGATGCTCGCCTGTTGGCGGACCGCGTTCGCGAGCGCGTGAATGCCTCTCATAGCGTCGCGATCTCCGATTCGGGTGAATGGTTCTTGGCGTTGACCGTCATTCCGTAGCCGCCCTCAAAATTCATGCTGCGCTGGATCGAGTCGGGAAAGTACTGCTGGTCAAATGCCGTGCCCGTGCCGCTGAACTGGATGATCGACGTGATATCTAGTCCGTTGTCACCGGGCAAGTCGAGATCTTCGAGGCGCATTTCGTGCGCAACGAGCTGCTTATACCACTGCTGCGCGCGCTGCAGCGCCTGATCCTGCGTGAGGTTCGGGACCGTCTTTGAATAGATCTGCGCGCCCGTGCCCACGGTCGACGATCCGACCTTGATGGTCTTCACGTTGGACGGATACGAGACGACGAAGCCTTTCGCATATTTCTTGTTCCACGAACGGATCTTGACCTGTATGCCGCGCGAAACCGTGAGCGCGCGCTTCATCTTCAGTCGCTCGAAGTTGGCCTTCGGCGCCCCTCCAGCCGTTTGCACGACCTGATAGACGATCGGATAGGGCGTGGCCGAGGAAGGGTCAGGGGGAGGCTGAAAATAGAGCGTCTGCCCGCGCACCCAGACGCGGAAGCCTTCCGAATCGGCGAGATAGTTCAGGATGTCCCACTCGGACCGCTCGTCGGCCATGTTGACGTGGTCGATCTCGTAGTACTTGCCAACCTTCGTCGTCGTGGGCTTCACGGCGGTGGTGAGTCCGTGCTTCGTCGCCAGCATCGTCGCAATCTGCGACGCGGTCTGGTTCGGCCACTTCTCGGTGGTCTTCGTGTCGATGAACACTCGCGTCAGGTCGCGCCCGTCCACTTCGACAGTGTTCGTGATCGGGTCGACCGTGATGTGATCGGTCTGCCCATAAATCCAGCTGGTCAAATCGTCGGGGGTGTAGACCGCCGGATTCTGCGGAAAGCCGATGAATAGCTCGACAAACATGTCCTCCTGCTGCGAAAACCATGCAACGTTGCGATCGGCGGGCAGTCGTGCGCCCGAAAAGCTGCAACGGAACGTGTCTGCGCTGAAGAAGTTGTTGTTGTCGACATCGAAATTGATCCAACCGGGAATTAGTACGCCATTGACCTTCACCGCACCGCGCGGCGTGCGCGCGGACGGTTGAAGGAATGCAGTCATGGTCATTTACGAGCCGAGGATGCCGCCACTGGTGCCGTTGCTGTACGGCGGGATGATCAATGCGTTGACTCCGACGAGCGTCGGGTCGCTAAGACTGTTCGCCTGCGCAATTTGCGTCCATGCCGTCGGATCGCCGTATTCCTTCGCCGCCAGATCGAAGAGATTGCCGCCGCCGACGGTGACGACGCGCCCGCTCGAGCTGATCTTCGCGAGGTTGGTCTGCATCCGACCTAGCAACGCGTTGATCTGCGTGTACTGCACCTGCTGCTGCGTCGCATTGAAGATCGACTCAAACTTCGAGACGTTCTGCGCGATGGGCAGCGAGGGCAGCACGCCTGCTGGCACGCCGACGCTCGCCAGAAGGCTGTCCACCTGACTGATCGAGGTGGAAACGTAGCGCACCGCATTATTTAGCGGTTGCAACACCGTCGAGATCTGACTCATCGTCGCGCCGACGAAGGTCTTTACATTTCCGACAGCGGTACTGAGCGTGCCCATCAGTCCCGACAGCGTGCTATCGCCGGTACTCGCCGTGAGCGCGTTGGCCGAGTCGAGATCGCCGTTGATCACGTCGTCGGCGTCAATGCCTGCGTCGGCGTAAATCGGAGCCGTCAGATCCTGCAGCACCTCACAGGTGATGCGGTAGGGAATCTGATAGAACCGGTAATCGGGATCGAACGACCGGATCACCACGAGGAAGTACAGCTCGTCCCATGAGAGAGCGACCGGTTGCGCCGCATCGACCATCGCTCGGAGCGTGCGCGCGCGATCGAGTGCAGACTGACCGCCCTCGGTCGGCATAAAGGTGCCGGTCCAGGTGATGGGCGGCCAATCGCTACCGAGCATCTGAATATCGCGCACGCCGCCGACCATCTTCTTGATCGCGAGCCTCTGCTCCGTTGGAAACGGAATGCGGTCGGGGACTTCGAAGTCCTGAAACGTAAAATCCCCGAGAACCACGGTGATATCGCTCATTTGAGACTCGGCATCGGGAGGCTGAGGCTGCTGTCAATGCCGCCGATATGCAGCCCCGATCCAAGCGGGCCAGCAAAGTACGGCGAAACGGCATCAGCTATCTTGCGACCGTCGAGGTGGACCGACGTGTGGACATTACCGCTGGGACTGCTTGAGCCACCGGACACTGACGTGCTCGTGTGCGACTGATCCGTTGGTTTGTTCCAACCGAACATGTCACCCAATTTGCCCCAACGACCGACCGTCGGATGATCAGACTGCGGTACCTGGTCGATCTGCGCTTGCGCCACCGTCATCGGACTGCTGGAAATCGAATTAATCGCGCGCAGGATGCTCGCGCCAGTGAGCAACATCTTCGTGATCGCCGGCAGCATGGTCCTTCCGAACTCAGTTTTGAAGTCAGTCCAAGCGGCGGTGAATTCTGCTTCCGCGCCGGCCGGAGACTTCTTGTACTGATCTTCGAGGTCTTTCAGTCCCATTGCACCTTCCGTTACCGCGACGTTCTTGTCGATCTTGTGACGCTGCAGGTACATCTGCGCAAACGCGTTACTGGCTGTGCGCTGGCTGAAGATGGTGTTCAGCTCGTTGACCATCATCTCGTCGGTAATTGCGTCGCCAGTTACCAGTTTCTTGCCCGGACCGACGACACCCGCCTGTCGAATCGCAGGAACGAGCACCTTCAGCAAGTACTCGAACTTCGACGTGTCGTACAGTTGCGAGTCTTTGAGCGCGCCCGGCAGCACGCGCTTGAGGGTGCCGATCTTCGTGTACTCGACCATCTTCGAGTCGATGATTCCGAGGCGCACTGCTTCCTTCATGGCCTGCACGGTGCCGCGCCCCATCGCGAGATTCTGGTGTGCGCTCATCAGTGCCGTCCCGTAGCGGGAGCCACCCATTTCCTGAATCATCGGCGCCGACTCTTCGTAAAACGCCTTGTTCGACAGCAGCCGCGTGGCGACGCCACCAGTTTTCATGAAGGCGAGCAGGTCCGTGGGCGTAACGAGACCCGCCGAGCCCGTCAACACCTTCTGCGCGAAATCGGCTTGCTTGAACATTTCCGATTCGGAATTCGTGCCGCCGCGCATTTCGATGACCTTGCCGAGCGCCTGGAAAGTCTTGTTGTCGAATCGATTGCCTTCCTCGCCGAAAACCCCCTTGTTGGCGGCCAGCATGCGTGCGAAGAGCGGCGTGATTGCCTTTGCCTCTTCGTAGTTGCCCATCACCTCGTGCATATCGCGCAGCATCGTCATGCGCTCAGTCATCGAGATGCCGAACTGCTGAGTGCCGCGCGCGAATTTGTCCGCGTCTTCGTTGACCTTCGCGCCCAGATTCAGCGTCTTGAAGCGGTTGAAGGCCATCTCGTAGTCTTTGCCGGCCTCGTAAAACTTGTGGCCGACATATACAGCGACGCCGGCCGCCGCGAGCGGCACAAGCATGTCGCTCGCCAGTCCCATGCCGACGCCACCAACACCAACGCCGTGCGCGCCGAAATGCAGATTGCCGCCGTGCAGGCCGCCGCGGTGACGTCCGCCGCCACCGCCACCGCCAGGCAGAGCGGCAGGGAACCCGCCGGCGCCGCCGCCCATGAAGTTGTGACCGACGCCCCGCAGAGCATGCAACTGGCGACCGAGGATATTGACCTGAGTGTTCGCTGCAACCAGTTCTTTCTCGATACCGAGGGAGCCGGGGGGCATGGCGGCCTTGATACCGTGCAGGGCACGACCGGCGTTCAATGCTTCTGCGTTGACGGACTTCAGGCTACCGTCGAGCGCCTTGGTAGCCGCAGAAAGATTGCGCACGCCGACCACTTCCGTCCCCATCTTCTGCAGGCGCTTATTGACCTGCAGAGCGATCGCATCTATTTTCGCGAACCCCTCGGACAACTTGAGCAGTTGCGGCGTGATGAGGTCGTGGAGTTTGAGGGTAGTCCCGATCGAATAGACGTCCATAATTCTGGATTACACTCAAGTACTTACGTTGGAGGGGATATGGACGTCTTCTATCGGGCACATGAGTGGCTGGCCGACCGTTTCTCGTGGGTTCAGTACCCCAAGCCTCGTGTGCGAAGCCTTAGCGGTCATCTGCACGGCTGGCGCGCGCGATGGGCCACGCGACCGCCGATGAACAAGGCCGCCGCGATCTGCATGCCGACGGCGATGCTGTTCATTCCTTACATCGGCGTCTTTCTCGCGATCGCGAGCGTCATCTTCCTGTTCGCCTACTTCAAGAGGTGATTCGCGGGCGTCGCCAGCCGCGCGCCGCGAGCCACGCGAACACTGTCATCCCGATGATCCGTTTGACCCGTTCCCGGCTATGGATTGCGGCTGGTCCAAGCACCGGCCGCGGTGGCTGCTTGGTCGTACCGAGGTCGAACCAGACGAGGTTCTGATCGTTCGAGCCGACCTCGGCTTCGCTGGAGGATGCGGTGCGACGAATCGAGCGTTGCATCTTGCCGTCGCGGTAGCCGGGATCGTTCTCCGAATAGCCAAGCCGGGAGCGTTCCGCTTGCGTCGAGTCTGCGAGCTCTTCCCACGCCGGATACGGACCGACACCATGCTGGTATTCGCCGATCAGTCCTTGTGCGGTTTTCTGGATCTCTTCGGCCGCCCGGTCGACGGCGTGGTGCTTCACCTCGGCAGATTCAAGCGCAAGGCGCTCAAGATGCGCGGCGAACGCACCAAAGCTCTTGAACTCTTTCATTCATCGCCCTCGAACTGTTTCGTCGCGAAGTTGTAGCGTTTGTTGCTTCTCTGCTCTGAGCAGATGATTGACCACGCAGTACGCGTCGTGCCGTCGACTTCAAATGCGACATCAAACGGCACGCCGTGACGAACCAGCCACAGGGATTGGCGCGTCGCGGGGTCAGCGACTATTTTTTTGCGAGATCCTCGTCGACGTCTGTCTTCTCGGTGAAGTGTTGCTCGAACGCCTCGGAGACGGCAACGATACCGTCGTCGTCCAGCCTCTGATAGAGCGCTTCGATCTGGTTCTTGTTCGTCGGCGTCGGAACCGGATTCCCGTCGACCGCCGTGACGAACATCAGAGCCCAGATATTGCTCACCCACAGGCGATTTGTCGAAGATTCGCCCATCGCGTCGATGAAACGGAGCTTCGTGATCGGATTAGGCTTTCGCATCGTGATGGTGCGACCGCGAGCATCGGAAACGAGTACTTCGGATGCAGCTTGCGTGACCACCTGAGCCGACGGCGCCATAGGCGCTTGCGGATGGACTTTTACACTCGACATGAAGCGATTCCTTTAGGCAATGCGAATCTTGCGACCCGCTTCGAAAGAGAACTTCTGCGTTACCTTTTCCTGACCGCGCCAGCTGCCGCCGTCTTCCGGATACAGGGCAACATCGCTGTACTGCCACTGCGTGACGGACCCGTCCAGTTCGTTGACGGTCTGCGTGATGTAGACCTGCCCCGGTGGCAATCCGGCGAAGTAGGACGCTTCTGCGTCGGCGAAGTAAGCGTCGTACGACGGATCCTGACGATCGATCTCAAACGTGCCCGAGTGGCCGTCGTAGATCGCGCGGCGCAACACGCGGCCAGTGACAGGCACGCTCTTGAGTTTGATCATCTCCGGTTTGGACTCGAACGAGACGATGTTGCTGATCGTGACCGGGCCGACGTTGGAATCGATGATCGTGACCTGCGCGCCGTCGCGGCCAATATTGAAAGTGTTTTCGCCCGCCATGTGCGGCTCCTGAAAAGGAAAAGCCCGCACAAGGCGGGCGGAAAGGCTGGGGATTTAAGGCTTAGCTGACTGACACACTGACCGTCGAACCGCCCTGCAGCGAGATCAGGAACTCCCGGACAATCGACTGGTACTTGACCTGCACCAGACATTGCATGAGGCCCAGCGAAACGTTGTTGTCAGGGTTGTTCGAGGCGTCAAGCGTCACCTTGAACGGCTGTTTCGTCGGGTTGTTGACGTCGCTGATGTACTTGCTGACCAACCACAGGCCCGACAGGAACGACGAGATAGCGTCACGAACTTCCGTGCGCAGGTCGTCGGTCTGAGGGTTGCCCACGACGTATCCGAAGTTCGCCGCGAGCGTCAGTGCGAGGAAGTTCGTCATCGTCGTGTACGCCTCGCTGTTCGTCGCCGCGTCGCTCGACGTATTCCGATCCGTCTGGAACGAGAAGTAGTTGCCGCCCGGCGATGGATTGGCGAGGAAGTCGAGGCGAGCCTGCACTGCCGATAGCGTTTCGGGCCCGGAGTATTGCACCTGCTGAACGGAGCGCTGCGTGCCGATGATCCCCTGAACCGGCTTGTTAAGTGTCGACTGGTTCGGCGCGAGGTTTGCTCGCATCGGCCCCCAGATGGTGGCGGGGCCAAGCAGGCGCTGCACGTTATTGACGTTGTCCTGCCAGTACACCCAGTCACCAACAAGACACTTGAGGCCGTATGTATCGGCACCGGCAGTGTTCAGGTTCGTCGATACAGTCGAGACGGACTGGCCAGGTTGCCCCTGCGCAGCTCCAAAGACACCGAACTGCTGGCCAAACAGGCCCATCGTGCTCCATTGCGATGATGTGGAGTGGTCCACAAGATTCATCGTCTGTGCGCCCGAGTTCTGCAAGGCATACATGCCGGTCGGCGGCGTCGAGTTCGTGCCGACCAAGGTCGCGTCGGTTACACCCGCAGCGCCGTCGGTGCCGCCGGACAGCGTGACAGAGGTGAGCGCGGGCGCCGCTGCGGAAGTACCGATGGTTGCGATAGCGAGCTGCGACGGACCGCGCACGCCGGATTGACCCAGGTTGATCGCATTCACCAGATTCAGCCACACGCTGGTCACGAGCGTGATTGAACCGCCGGTACCGGCACCGCCGCCCGAGAGCGTTGCCGTTGCGCTCGTGTATCCGCTGCCCGGGTTCGTGATGGTAACTGCACCGAGTCCCCACACCAGATTGATCAGCGTCCCGGTACCGGCCCCGGACGTCGACTGCGGCGCCACGGGGTTCGTCGGGATCGGACCTCCTGACAGCGAGCCGGCGTTCGTCACAGTCAGAGCCGTGATCACGCCTGATGCGGCGGTTACGGTCAGAACGACTCCGTTGGCCAGCGTGACGGTATCGCCAGTCACGTAACCGGTGCCCCCGCTCGCGCCGCCGCCCGTAACCGTGGCCGAGATGACCTTCAGCGAAGCGTTGGCCGTGGCCTGCACGCCGTTTGAGCCTTGCGGCGCGGAAACCGCGATGTTTGGCACCGACGTGTAGCCAGTGCCGGCCGTGACCGTCGCGTTGCTGACGCCCTGCGTGAGGTTGTCGAAGACCTCGGGCTGGAAACCAGGCAACGCCAGCGTGACCTTGTAGCTGCTCGGCTTCGTGCCGTTGGACGTGGTCGCGACGAGGCTGTTGCCGAGCGAGCCCGTGTAGTAACCCGTCAGCGTGGCACCGGTGGCGTTCGAGCCATCCTTCAGCGCGCCGGTGGCTGCGGTATCCGTGCCATCCGTCACGCGCACTGCGACGTTATTGTATTGGCCCAGCATGAACGCGATTGCGATCGCGGTGGCGAGGTCGCGCAGGCGGTTCGTGACCGGCCCCCAGTTCGCCTGGTTTGCTTGCGGCGAGCCGGTGACGACCGGACTGTTCACCGCCCCCCACGATGCGACACCGACCAGACCGTATCCATTGGTCGCGACGCCGGCCACGACGGGCGGCGGTTTGACGATCTGCACGTAGGCGCCGGGCGCCATTGCACCAGCCGTGTTTAGCTGGCCATACTGGTAAATCATCGTGCCCATGTAGCGGCTCCAGAATGCAAAAAGCCGCCCGAAGGCGGCCTGATGCGCGGTGTGAGGTGGATTACTGCGGGATTACCTTGCGGCAGTGGTGTGCGTTCTCGCTTTTGAGAACGTCCGCTACCTCGTCCGGATCGGTGATGCTGTCGCCGCGGCGATAGTCGCCAAAAGCGTGCACCACAACGAGCGTGCGATCTGCGACGGGCTTTTTGGTCTGCTCGTCAGCCTGGTCTTTCGTTGCCATGTCGGCTCCTAGTAAGTGCGGGTGAGGATCGGCGTGCCGTCCTGCGTTTCGAACTTGACGCGTGTTGCCACGACGGTCGCAATCTGCTTTGTGGTGGTCGTCGCGAATTCGATCTCGTAGTACAGATCACGCCGGTAGACGCGCACCTTCTCTGATTCGTCCGAGAGCACGCTGCGGTGATACCGGATCCGCGCACCGTAGCCGTCAGGCATCGTGATGAATGCAATCTGGGACAGGGCGACCTTGATGGCGTTGCCGATAGTCTTGCGCGTCACCGGGTCGGGTGCCCAGACGGTGATCTGGAATATCTGCGCCTGTCGTTCCCATTCGGTTGTGACAGATCCCGTCGTGCCGACTCGCGTCGTGGTCGGATTGACTGGCGACAGATCGGCGATCAGCAGATTGCCTTGCGCATCGACCACCTGGGCGCCGCTGGCCGTGAAAACGAGAGCCGCATCGTTGATCGTGACGTTCGGACCGCTGCTGCTCGTGCCCGGGTATTTGACGGCTATCAGCGTCGCGAGCCCGGTGGCGATGGAGGTCAAGGTGTCCGTCGACTGTACCGGATAGATGAACGGGCAGCCATCGATCAGCACCGCGAGGTTGTGCGGCGTGAACGGCGACGGCATCGCACCACCAACCGTGACAACGTTCGTCGCCGCCGTCAGCGTGAGAGTCGGCTGGGCAATTGACATGACCTTCTGCTTTGGCCGGTAGCGCGTCGTATTGCGCTCAGTCGGTGTGGCGTAGACGCTGACGTCCGCTATGCCCTGCGGCATGTCGATGTCGACCTGGCCGGGCAGCGGCCAACCGGGAAAAACGTTGATGTCCTTACCTGTCACCGACGCGTTGCCGGTGCCGCTCGGATAGACAAAACCAGCGAGTTGCGCTGCGACCGTATCGAGAACGTCCTGAACGTCAGCCATTACGCCTCCAGACGTTCGACAAGGAAGTTGGGCCCGAGCGAGTTGATATACGGTGCCGAAACCATGTAGCGCTGTCCCGTCTCATCAGTGATGATGTCACCGCGCAACACCGATTCCGGCGGCAGGTTCACCGAGCGCGGCATGAACACTCGCCACAGTGAACGATTCGCGGCGTCAGCCGGCAGATGCGGATCCGGCCGCGCGCCCGTGCTCCTTTGCTGGATCGACGCAGGCAGACCGGAGAACAGAACCTGTTCCGCCGTCGGCTGTACGCCTCCATACGGCTTGAGACCGCCGCCTGTCTGAACGGGCTGCCGCGAGATCGAGACTGTACGCGGATAGATGAAACTCATACGAACAACTTTGCGCGAAAGGGCGCGAGCATGGCCTTCGTGTCATCGTCGATGACGGTCGCGGCGAAGCGCTCGATCGACGTGTCGCCGGCGGCGTACTTCTTCGTCTGGCCGAGCTGCGGAAGGGACGCCTGCGCCATGATGATGTTCGCGCATGCGGCCTTGACCGCGCCCGGCAGACCGGATGCAGGGTAGCCCGCCACGTACCAGAGGTTGATCTCGCTGTAGTACGCGAGCATCACACCGGCCGGCACCCACACCATACCCGTCTCGAAGTCCACGCCCGTATTGATGATCGGAAAGAACTCCCACACCGGCGGGCCGCCGAAGTGCGACAGCGACGCAAGCAGGTTGAACTCATCGACCTGATAGCGCGATGACGCGCCGCGGCGTCCGTAGCCGTAGCGGCCCTGTCCGGCGAGCAGGCGCGCGACCGGCGTGAAGGCCAGATTCGTCACCGGCCGCCCGTCTGGCATGAACTTGTGCTGCTTGATCGTCAAGCCCTTGTCGGCGGTCGCCCCTTGGGCATGCGCGAACACGACGCTTTGCAGCGTCACGTTCTGGCCAGCGATCGACACGATCGCAACGGGCTCGCCGACCTCGCTGTTCGCGCGGTCGAGGACGATGACGTCGCCAACCAGCAGCGACGCAACTCCGCCAACCAGCGGCACCACCACGTTGTTGCCGGGGGTGATCGCAGCCCCCAGCGTGAAGCTCTGCGACGGCGACAGCGCGGCCATCCAGCCCGGCGCGCCAGTACCGTCCGGCACCCACACCAGACCTTCCGGCCGTTTCAGGTACATGTCGATCAGCGTCGATGCCGTCGTGACCTGTGCCGCCGTCGTGCCGGCCGGGAGGCCGTATGCCGCGTAGTCGCCGGTGGTCAGGTAGGAAGAGGGCATCTTAGTTCGCTTGCAAAAGGCCTGCCACGTTCGACAGCGTCGCTGCAGCGCCGCCGGTATTGGTCACAGTCACCTGGTAGGACATGAACGGGAGAGTGTCGGCAGTGCCGATCGACACCGTTTGAGCCGTGTTCGCAGTCAATGTGGCCGTAACCGGCGCGCCGATGGCGACCGTGCCAGCCGCGTCGAGGAAGCGCTGGATGGTGACCGCGCCCGCCTGCGTCGACTTCAGGCCCAGCGCAAAATACTTCCAGCCATTTGACAGCAGCACTGCGGACTGCAACTGGCCGCTGGCCGGCACCTGAGCATTCAGGCCCAGCTGGGCGGCACTGATTACAGCCTGCAGCGATGGCCCGAGTTCGCCGCCAAGGCCGGTGTTGTCTGCGCGAAGTGTCATGTCGAGGTGAGGATCCGGTGGGTGCGTACGCGTTCGTCCTGCACTTCCAGACGCTTCGCCATCGCGAGGTCGGTCATGATCGGCGAGCGCTGCACCATGCCCTTGTCGAGCAGGTACTGAGCGACGTCATGGCGCACGTTGGACGCTTTTCCTTCAACGAACTTGACCGAGAAGGTCAGCGGCGTGCCGTCGGGCCCGCAGAAGTCGGAAGTCGGGAATTCCTTGCCGGGCTGGACGATGATCAGGTGATCGCGTTTGCCCGTTGTCAGATACAGGTGCATGCCGTTCCTTTGGATTGGGGAATAAAAAAGGGCACCGGCGCGAACCGGTGCCCTCGCTATGCCGCCGTTAGACGGCGCACAACGTCAGGTGACAGGTTTAGGAACCCACCACCGCGACCACAGCGTGTGCATAGCTGTAGCCCTTGACGATCAGTGCGTCGAACTGCACGCCAACGAACTGGCCAGCCAGATTGCCGGTCAGGCCGAGTTGGAAAATACGCGGTTTGCCGTCCGTGCCCTTGCCGATGTACGCGATTTCGAGCATCGACTCGGTCACGATCGCAGCGTAGTAGTTGTTCAGGCCGCTGCCCGGATTCGCGAAGCCGTACTGGCCCGTGGAGTCCGTCGGCATATACGGATCCGGGATCAGCGGCAGGTCGCCGGCCTGGGTCGCGATGGCCTTGACCGACACACCGACCGTCACATTCATCGTCTTCAGCTCGATGTGCGAGGCCTTCGCTTCCTTCTCGATCTTGTCGATCAGGAGCGGGTTCATGTAGATCGCGGTGGGCTTCGGCTTGAACGTCTGGTTCGCCATCATCGTCGCGACCATCGTCTTCAGGCCGTCGATGATCGACGAGCCGAACGGGATCGTCGCCTGTTGCGTGATCTGCTGGAGCGCGCCGACCCATTGCAGCGTGGTCGGGACCAGCAGCGACGTGTCGGTACCGTTCCAGAACATGTGCGCGCGCAGCACGATGATCGCCGTGATGATGTCCTCGACGTCCTTCGCCTGCAGCGATGCGAACTGGCCTTGCTGCTCGGTCACGTCGCGGTCGAACAGCGACAGGTTCGATTGCGCAACGCTCGCCTTGATAAACGCGGCGCGTTCGACGCGCGTCGGGCCCGATGCCGTCGCGGACAGGTTGCGCGGGTCGTTCGACGTCGCCGTGGCGATGGCGATCTGTTCGAAATAGCGATGCGGGTGGCCGGTTGCCGGGACATGCGGCGTGCGGTCGAGCGCGACGGACTCGCGACGGATCAGGTCGACGATCTCGCGTTCGAATACCGGCACTTCAAGAGCGCCCGGGCCGCTGTAGTCGGCGGCAGCCGACAGGTTCGACACGTTGCCGCCTGCGCCCAGCGAGTTGCCGAGCGCGATGAGCGCGTCATCCGACGAAGCGTCGGCCGCGCGTGCAATGATGGTCATGGTATTTCCTGTGAAGTCTGGATGTGTGGTGCGGCAGGCGCGCTTACTTGCGCAGCAGGCCGGCGGCGGCGATCGACTGCTTGGCAGCGATTCGGGCACTGATGCCCGTCACGCCAGCGGCTTGCAGCATCGTGTCGATCTGGCCTTCCGTCAGGCCTTCCTTGGTGTCCTCCACCTTGATGCCGCCCTTGGCGAGCAGCGTCATCACATCGGACGGGATCGTCTTGCGCGCCGGGGCTTCGGCAGCCTTGAACGCTGCGGCCTTGATGTCGTCCACCTTGGTGCCGAGCGCGGACAGCGAATCCGTCAGCGACTTGATCACCGGGTTTTCCGCGTCGAGCGCGGCCGGTGCCGGCGTCGGGGTCGGTGCAGCGGCAGCCGAGAACCCCCAGTCGTGATCGCGGAAGATGTGCGGCAGCTTGCCGGCGGCGGCATCCGCTTCCATCGACGCTGCCATGTGATGCAGCACCTTCACGTGGCCTTGCGAGCTGTGCAGGCCGATGCCCGACGCTTCCATCGCGGCCGCGCAGTTGCGCAGAGCGGTGGCGTGCGGTGCGACGCGATCGCGCGTTTCGCGATTGGCTTGCAGCGCGGTCTCGCCAGCGGCCTTCATGGTGGCGACGTCTTTCGTCACGCCTTCAATTTGCGTGGTCAGCGGCTTGATTGCAGCAGCCAGCAACGCTTCCATTTCTTCTTTGGTCATTTCGATGTCCTGTTCAGCCTGTGCGGCTAATGATGTTGACTGGTAGGCGGCCTTGTCCTTGTAGAGAACGGCAGCGCCGGTGAACACGCAGCTCACAATCTGAAGCAGGTCGCCCATCGGCCGAGTTTTAGCCGTGACTTCATAGCTGAAGCCAAGGTCCTCTTTCTCGGACTGGATGCGGGCACATTCCTGCGGAAAGTCATGCGCGTAGAAAAACCCTTCAATCCGCACCTCATCGCCGACGATCTCAGCGCCCGTGATGACCCCGAGTTTCCGGGTGACGTCGTGGGCGCTCAGGTCGGCGGAGAAGTCCACCGCCATGCCGAGCAGGCTTTCAAGGGCCTTTTCGGCAACGTCCTTCGGCAGGTAGGTGCGCTTGCCGCCAGACCCACCAGGAGGCAGGTCAGACGGCTGGTTCACGAACGTGAGCACGCCAGAAAACGGCATGCGGTTCGGATGGTTTGCAACTTCGGGCACGTTCAGCGACATGCCCCAGAGCGTCATCGCGGCAGCGTGGACGCTCTTGTCCCAGTCGGACGTGTCGATGCCGAGTTCCTTCGCGCGGCGCAGAATCCGGGCGCGCGCTTCCGAGCGCTCGGCTTCCGACAGGCCCTGCGTGCGGTCGACCTGATCCCAGGCGAGAGACGTATGTGTCTCGTCGTTGATCGGCAGCTTGCGCTTGCCGGGCACCGCGAAGTGCTCGGGCGGCAGGGCGTCGCGTTCTTCTTTCGAAAGCGGCATCTTCGTGTCCTCTTACAGCGCCCGGACCTGTTCGAGCAGGGCGGCCGCGTCCCCATCCACGCTGGACAGCGCGTGATACGCGAGGTATTTCACGCCCGCCAGTGCGACGACGACCGGATTCAGCGCGTGGTGCAGGGCGTGATCGCCCGCTTTCAGCGCTGCTTCGGATGCCGATTCGAGATCGGCATAGAGGCTCGACGCCTTCGGTGCGTCGCCAGCCTTCGATGCTTCTGCTGGCTTCGCTGCTTTCGTGGTCTTCGTTGCCATGTCGGCTCCTGCTGAACCGGCGGGTTACCGGATGGTTGGTGGGACGTGCTGCTTAGGTCAGTGCGGTGACCGCAGCCTGCACAGCGGTCTTGTTGCTGCCCGCCGGGATGAAGTCGAGGATCGCGTTGAGCACCTGAATGGCATCAGCGCACTTTTCAGCGCTGAAGTTCAGCATGCCCGGCAGGTCCTGCCCGTTGGCTGCGCAGGTTGCGGTTTCGGCCGAGAGTGCGGTCAAGGCCAGAAGGTTGGTGCGGACGCCCATGGCGTTCTCCTATGCGTGGTGGGGTACTACGAAGGTCGCGCACAGGGCGCGAAAGGGATTACGCGAGGATCGCGATGTCGATCGTGCCGGCCGCGAGCGTGTTGGCTGCGAGGCGCGGGTTCAGGTTGACCGTGAAGCCGGTGTTCGTCTTGGCGGATACGTACCAGGTCGCGTCCTGATTCGGCGAGACCACGACGGTGTACTTCGCCGGCAGGTCCAGCCCGGTGACAGCGACCGTGACGGCTGCACCGGCGCTGCCGCCAGCTACGTTGGCGAGGCCTTCGATCAGCGCGAGCGCGAGACGATCGGGCCGGGCCAGCGGCGTGCTGCCGTTGAGCACCTCGACGGTATGAACGGGAAGTCCCATTTTGTTGCTCCTGTGTCGGGCGAACGCCCAGAGGGTTGCCTTGCGGCGGTGAACAGGCGTTCGGCCTGCTATTCGATACTGGTCAATGCGGGGTTGGCGATCTTCGCGCCGCGAGCCGCTTCGATGGCGATCTGCGCGTCGGCGCTGATCATGTCGCCGAACTTGCTCTGCAGCGGCGGCAGGTTGCGGCGCGCGCGGTACTCGTTCGGCGTGATCGCGTTGTTCTTGTATTCCTTCTCGTAGATGTCGGCCGTGGCCTTCTCATCCTCACGATCAAGACCACCCGGCGTGAGCTCGATGTTCGTGTAGCCCAGCCGGCCCCAGATCACCTCGCGGTTGATGTAGGCGCAGACCGTGCGCGTCACCGGCTTGATCGACAGGTCCCAATCGCGGTCCTCGGCCACCTCGCCGTTGTTGCGATTGATGTTCTGCTCGACGCCGAGGTTCTGCGCGCTGATGCCGAACGCCACCGCGATCTCGCGGATCACGAATTCCTGGTACTTCAGGAAGAGCGCGGTGTCGTCGCTGCCGCGCAGGTTCAGCACCTTCGCATCGGCGCCGCCGATGACCGGCGTTTGGCCTTGGCCTTCGATATCGTTGCGCCAGTAGCCGCGGAATGCCTCAATCGTGGTCTGGTCGGCCTGCTGCAGAAAGATCAGATTCTGCGGGTGCGCATTCGCTGCGACGTCGCCAGCGTACTCGGCCACGCCGAGCAACCGGTTGATCGTCTCGAATGCCACCTCGAGCGCGCCGAACGCGAACGGCGAGTCGGTCGTGATCCGGTCGCGGATGTACACGAGCTCGCGGTTCAGCAGGTCGCGGCCCTGTGCGACGCCCACGTTGCCGAACCCGAAGGTCTGGCAGTAGCGCGGCTTCGCTTCGTCGCCGTCCCAGTCCGCATAGATCTGGATCGACAGCGCATCAACCGGCCACAACCAGAGCGGGCGCAACTTGTCGCCGCCGACCTGCTGCTCGAACGCGCCGGCACCACACACCAACAGATCCTCGACAACCTGCTGCAGCAGCGAGCTGAACGTGTCGTCGTGATTCGGGCTGAAGAGGCACGCAGACGTGACGTCGATCTGCCGCTTGATCTCGCTGTTTTCAGCGATGTCCTTTTTCACGCGCACCGACCAGTCGAGCGAGCAGATCGACCGGGTATAGAACTGGATCGCGCGCGTCGCGTACGGCGTGCGGGAGAAATACCGCAGGTTCGCCGGTACAGGCTTGATCATCGGGCGCGAATCGCGCAGATTCCACGATCCGACCTGCCGCATGCGCGCGTACTGCGAGGTCACGCGGTTCGGTTCGTGCCGAGGGCGCCCGGCTGTGATCGCGCGCACTGCGCCGGTGACCGCACGCTTGATGCGCGTCCAGCGCGACGGCGGCGGTCGCTGATGCAGCTTCGTGTGATCCATGAAAGGTCCGTTAGATTGAGCCGAACGCCAAAGTGCTGCGGTGCTCGGCGAGCGCGTAGCACGCGCTGTCGCCCTTGTCCGGACTGCGGCCGATCCGCTTCTTGATCTCGTCTTTCGTTTCGACCTGAATGCCACGCGGCGTGCGTTTGTAGCGCGGCGCGCACAGGTCCGCGAACAGTTCTCGATCAGGCGGCAGCGCCAGGTCGTATCCGTTCACCGGGTCCAGCGCCTCGCGCATGCGCCACCAGAGCAGCGCGCGCGTATTGGCGAAGCCGAACACGCCGGTGATGTCGAGTTCGTCGGTGCCAGCCGCGCCGCTGATGCCCCAGATCCTGTCGCCGATGGCAGCGTGGATGAGGTCGTACGGCGATGCGCCGACGCCCACCACGTCAAGATTGACCACCGTCGACACGTCGCGCAGGTTGAACACCTGGGCCGCCACCACGTGGCCGTCCGGTGTGTCGGCGCCGGGATAGCAGATCTGCTCGGCGAAATAGTTGCCGTACCGCGGCGAGTGGATCGTCTGATCCTTGCCACCGCGTGCCACGTCGACGCCCAGCGCCGTCATCGGGATGGTCGGCTGGTGCCGCGCCTTCCAGCGCTCTTGCGCCGCGCGTATCCACTCGGACGGGATGATCTGGTAGGCGTCATCCTCGCGGCCCGCCGCAAAGTCGCCCAGCAGCATCTTCGAACGCAACGGTTCGGGTAGCGCCTGCAGCTTCGCGATGTACCCCGACTCCATATAGAAGGGGTTGTCGGTCACCCGCGCGGGAATGAACGTGCGCGTCTGCGGTTGGATGATGTCAACCGCGTCGAACTTCGAGCGGTCAAAGTCGTAGACCGGCTGACCATCGACAATCACGAACTCGCTGCCGTCGGGGCACTCGATCTGCCTTCCTTCGACCGCCGCGTACCATCGCAACTCGCCGGCCGCTGCCGGATTCGGGTGTTGCGGGTCGAGCCATGCCGCAAACCAGTCGATGAGCCAGTCGCCGGTCGCATCCGTCGGCGGGTTCGAGCACAGCAACACCTGACAACGTTGAGACGGATCCTCGCTCCGGTTCCAGCCTGCGATGAACTCGACCTGCGATTCGAGAAAGTTGGCCGCCTCGTCGAACACTTTCAGATCGTGCGGACGCCCCTGATACTTGAGCTTGTCCGACTCGTGCTGCACAGAGCCGAACTCGACAATGCGTCGCTTGCCGCCGAACTCGCAGCGCCAAATTCCCTTCTGGTTGAACACCCCATACTCGCTGTACACCTCCAGCGAGCGGTCGATGATCCCCGACAACTGTGGAAATTCGCGCCGCAGGATGAGCGCCTTCTGATGCTGCGTCAGGGCCTTGCCAAGCGCCAGATCGGTCTTGCCGCCTCCAGCCGCGCCGCCGTACAGGATCACGTCTGCGCGGCACTCATATGCCTGCGTCTGCGGGCCGGGCAGCGGCTTCCACGTGAGCCGGTTACGTGCCTTGAGCGTCTGCAGGAGCGCCAACTTGTCGGCCGCGCTCCATGTTCGCCAGTTCTGCCTCGATTGCTGCATCGATGTCTTTCATGTCGGCAGAGTTGGGAGCGTCAAGGCCACGGATCTTGCGGATGGCAGCGACCGCAAGGCTGGCCGCTTCGACGATGACCTTGATTTCCTTTGGGTCGCTCGCCTTCTCAGCGCTCACCTCCAGGTTGATCAGGCAATGCCGGTGAATGCGCAGTCCGCGCTCCATATCGGCGATGTCTTCGTTTGCTGCACCCTGAATGGTTTCAAGGGTTAAACCTGAAACCTGCGGTGAAACCTTGTCGCCGGAAACCTTTGCGGCGCCGCTGAAGTGCGCGTCGACAATAGCGCGCTTAGCCGTGCCGGGGTTACGCACCCAACCGTTCGCCTTAGCCCGCTTGTTGATAGCGGTATGGCTGATGCCGTGCTTCGCGGCGATGGCAGTGACTGGTTCGACACCGGCGCGGTAAGCGGCCTCAATCGCTACCCAGTCGATATCACGTTTTGGTTTCGCCATGATGTTTCAGGGGTTGCCGCCGCCCGTTGCCTTTTGAAACCCGCTTTGCGCGGGAAAAGGAGGTGGCCACATTTCGTCGGCGGCTGCCGGTGTTTCTAGCCCACCGCCGGCTGGGGCAGGAAAAGAAAGTGCCCGCGTGGATGAGGCGCGGGCGAATCCGTTGGCTCTCGCCATTCGGAGGAGACTCGGTCGCGAATGCGTAACTACAAATAATGCTTGCGCATTCGATTAAACGTAACTACAATTATTCACATGGACATCACCTACGACCCGGCCAAAAACGAACTGAACATCGCCAACCACGGCGTGTCGTTCGAACTCGCGAAAGAACTCGACTGGTCGGACGTGATGGCATACGTCGATGCGCGCCGCGACTATCGCGAAATTCGTGAAGTTGGTTTCGGCCTGATCGGTGAGCGTCTCTACTGCGTGGTGTTCACGCAGCGCGGCAACGCGATGCACATCATCAGCATGCGTAAGGCAAACAAGCGCGAGGTGAAAAGCTATGTCGAACAAACGTAAGATCGTCATGCCGACGGACGAAGAGGACGCGGCAATCAATCGCGGCATTGCCGCAGATCCGGATGCCTACGAGGTGCCCGCCGAAGACTTCAGGAAGATGAAACGCCTTGGTACGCGCGGTCGCCCGAAGCTCGATAAGCCGAAGGTGTCGCTGACCGTCCGTTACGACGCCGACGTTGTGGACGCGTTCAAGTCCACAGGAGACGGCTGGCAGACGCGGATGAACGACGCGCTGCGCGAGTGGCTCACGGAGCATCACGCTTGATCTGGTTGCGGGGCGAGGAATCGAACCTCGTGCTTTCGGGTTATGAGCCCTACGGTCTACCGGTGGCGTACACCCGCATTCGATGGTTGAAGGCTAATGCGATCGGCCCGCATGGCGCAGTGGCCCGCTATCGCGGCGCGCGACCGATGATGCTTCACCCTCAGTGAAACCGCCAACCCGTTCGCCGCGTGGGCGCGCTCGGCCGGCCATGCCAGCAGTCGGCGGTTTCGTTGAGGGTGCCCGTGTCGCAGGGCCAGCGGCATGCTTTGGATGCTTCACCCGGATCGTCAGGCCCGGCAGTGTGCTGCGACCTCGTGTTCCTATGGCGCCGTCATCTGGTTAGCGAGGGTGGGTACTCCTCAACCATCGGGCAATTTCGGACCCATGCCGACTCTCGTGCGGCTCTCAACGGCGCCATCCTGCGGCGCTCCGATGGGTTTGCTGCCATCGGACGATGCTGGGTAGCCAGTCCGGGGGTGTTCTGCGGCGCCGGCCGCCGCGTGACTGGCCTGACTGCGGATTTACTTCTCGGCAGGCGTGAAGTCCACGTAGAACTTGTCACCCGGCTTGAATTTGCCGAACAGTGCGGGATTGGCGATGTTGATCGCCAGCGTCGCGCCCGGCGAGTACTTCGCGAAGGTGTTGTCTTCGTCCAGCCCGTCAGCTTCGTATCCCGTCGATTTGCACACGGCGTGCATCGTCAACGTCTCCATCGACTTTTCCGGCTTCGCGCCGGTGGTCGGATCGACCCAGCCCATGTGTTCCTGAACCATGCTGACCTGCAGCTTCGCGCGCATCGTCGTGCTCATGCTCTTTACCTCGCGGAAATGAAAAAGCCCGCACCGATTCGGGTGCGGGCTGCCTTGTACTCTCTATTACTAGAACGTCAATCGAGAGTGACGCTACTCAAACGACGCGCGACGATAGTAATCCGTGGTCCCCGAGGGAAGGTTGCAGGAGCCGGACCTTCGAAATGAAGTTCCTGCCCAACAACCTTTCCATTCAGGTACAAATCATATTTCCCGTCACGCGTGTTAAACACATTGACCGCATCGGGTGCGTACGCTTTAACAGCCAGTTTGACCTGAATCTGGTCATCCGGTCCCGTCATGGTGCCTGCGTACAGGTATTGATCATCTGCGCCGCGAACGCTTCCATTCTCGACGATGACGATGCCGCGTGCCCCCCGTGTAACCGCGCTGAAATCAACTTCGTAAAACCCGTCTAGAGCCATTTGGCCTCCTGGTTATCCCGCAGAACTTTGCGGTATAGCCATGGTAGGGAGCGGCAATCAGAACGGCAACCACTAATGGGAATGAAAAAGCCCCGCGCGGCGGACCGGGCGGGGCTTGATGGCAACTCGTGCAGAATGGCGAAAATGATAGTCTGCTGTAACACGCACTGTCAAGCGCTAATCGGTCCTCTTGTATCCCATCCCGACGGTTTGTTGAAACCCGCCTTCGTTCCACGTGATCCGATCGCGTTCCTTGGCAATTGACAGCATCTTGGCCGCGTCGCGCAAGAGGTCTACGGGCACGTGCGCCACGTCGCCAGACGCACCGTCTGCGGCCCCCTCCAACTGTTCGATCACTTCGCTGATTGATCCCACGCTTACCCCCGATTGATGGTCAAGCTTCGATTGTCGCAGGTTTGTCCGTGGGCTCGATCAAACCGGTGTTTTCGAAGTAGGGCGTCAGTTGGTCGATGGCCCGCTTCTCCAACTCCCGCATCCGCAGATTGATTTTGTCGTATGCCCGCTTATACGTCATGTGACTGGCACCGAACGACTTGGCCAGATCGCGGAAGCTGATGTCGACCTTGGCGTGGTTCGCGAACAGGCGCGCGAGGATGCAGTCGAGCGCCATCGTCGACACGCCATCGAATGACGGTGCGAGCCACGCGGACAGGTTCTGGATCGCTTCGGCGCGCTCCTGCAGGAAAAAGTAGCGCTTCACGCCGTCCGGCAGCCGCTCGTCACCCATCTGGCCGAAACGCGCCAGCACGGTCCAGCGTTCGATACTGGCCAACTTCGAATGGACCGCGCTTACCACCTCGGCGCACTGCGCGCGCACGTCGTCGCCACTAAGACCGCCGAAGTTGACCGTCGAATCGGATACATCGCCGATGAGCTGGTCGAGCCACTCGCGCTGCCGGCGCGTGAGCGTCGGTTGAATCTCCATGATGCGGATAAGCGCCGTCCGGAACACGTTCTTCGCGCGCGGATCGGTCGACAGAATGAGAAAAGACACGTGCAGTGCCTGACGGGTGTCGCGGAAAATGGCGTCCATGTGGTTTCTCTCTTTAGCGTGCGGGCGCTTTGCGCTTTTTGGCCACCTTCGTGGCAACTTCCTTTACTGAGTACTTTGGGCACCGGTCCGTCTCGTACAGGTCGCGCGCCGCTTTGCGCATCCCTTTCTTGCAGGTGAACTTCTCGAATCCTGGTGTGCGGTCCTGCTGGTTGAACCTGCAGCCGTGGCAGCAGTCGCGCTGCTTGCGCTGGAGCACGATGCAAGGATCGTCCGCGAGCGGCCAGTTCTTGCTCAAGCGTCTTCCTCGCCGGTCATGCCAAGGAAGCGGTAATCGACGCCGCGCTCTGCTGCCTGACCCACGTCGAACAGCGTCGGCTCGTGATTCACACTCAGTACGTTCGTCGAAATGTAAGTAGCCGGCGGCGACACTGACGTGCCGCCCCCCTGTGTGCGAGGCGCGCCATGGGTTGGCGCTGCGTTCTGGACGAACCAGCGCGCCCGCTTGCCGCATCGGTTGTTCAGAACATCAAAGATCACTATGACGGCACGCTGGTCTTCGCACGCAGTAACGTCGCGAACACGCATGCCCGTTACAGGATCGAAACGGCTTCTGTTCTGCGGGGCGCGACACCAGTCCAATGAGCCTGTGCCGTTGGAATGCTCACAATGCAGACAGTCCTTGCAGAGTTTCATGTCAGTGTCCGCAGGGAAGGTTGCCGTAGGGATCGGTCGTCGCACCACAGCTAAGGCAGGTCCGGGGCGTAGGGTCAATCTGAACGGTAAATTCAAACCACCGGAACGGTTCCCGGAAACCGATGTCGGCTTGCACAGTCATGGTTCCGTCTGGACCTGCCTTTGCGTCGCAAAACTTGACGTCGTATGACCAGCGAGGCACCCAGCCGATATCAGGGATTTTCTCGTCGATGATCAGACCGGCAGCGCGGAGTTCACCGGCTGTAATGCAGTCGGCCTCGTTGTATTGTTCGGTCATATGACTCCTTTGGCATGCAGCCTGACGATTGAACGGATGTGGCCTTCAAACCACGCGACGACGACTTCCGCGTAGGTCATGCCGCGCGGCGGCGGCCGCTGGCCGTCGTACACCGCATCGCACGCCGTGCACGCATACGCGCCACACAGATCGTCGGCTTTGAGTGCGCCGGCCTTGCCGCCCGCGACGCCGCGGTAGTGACTCCAGATAGTCGCGGCCGGATCGCAGAGGCATGCGCCGGGCAGCCGAACGAGACATTCCTCGTCGCGCGCCGAGTCGCGGATCTTCTGGTTGCGATAGGTGAGGGTTTTCGGGAACACGATGCGCGCGGTCATTCCCCGAACTCCGCAAAGATCGCCTCGATCATTCGTTCGCCGCCGGCGGCGTCGAGGTGCGGCCAGAGGTAGCGGGTCGCGTGCTCGCTGCGCAGGAACGCGATTGCATCATCGTGAAATTGGCGCATCGTGTCTTCGTCGCACTTCCTGTAGCTGATCGAGCGCGGCACCGGCACGACGCCGCCGCGCGGCCCGGCCATCCAGTCGACGAAGCCCGCGCCGATCTTCAGCCACGTGCGGAACTGTTCGAACGATCGGATCCGCTCCTGGCATTTGAAGACGGACGTCTCCAGCACCATGTGGCGTCGGTGGAAGCCACCGTGCCGCGCCGTCCATGTTTCGATGCTGAACATTTCGCCGACGCCGGCGCGCGTGATCCAGTTCCAGAATCGGCGCCACGACTTCTGATCTGTCTCAGCGAGACCATCGATCATTTCGAACAGCGCAAGGCGCAGCGTGGCGCGCTGCTCGTCGCTGAGCTGCAGGTCGGTCCGCTTGACGAGCGTGATTTCGCTCATGGATCAATAGCCCTTGTGCGGGTTGCGCTTCGAGTCCGCCTCGGCGCGTTCGCGCTCTACACGCCAACGAGCTTCACGCGGTGTCTCTTGACGCGGCGCCGGCTTGCTTTCAGCCTGCTCGCGGATGACTTTGGCCTGGTCACGGATGATTGGATCGTTTGAATTCATGCTGCCTCCAGTTCATCGTCGTGCGCGTTCATCGTCTGGCAGTAGACGCGGCCAGTACAACCGACGGGCGGCTGAACCAAACCGGCGGCGATGGCAAATGGATTGACCAACTTTCGCTTCTGACGGTGGGTCAGCGGTGGAGTGGCGTCAGGTAGTGCGCCGAGAGCCCAAACGGCGGCCGGCTTCCTGGCCGCTGGTCGCCAGTCACACACGTAGGCGATCCGACCGCGCCTGTGGTTGAGCAACTTGTACACAGCCGAGGTGTGGATTCCTGTTGCGGCAGTAATCTCGTCGGCCGTCATGCCGGCGTCAGCCGCGCGCAATGCTTTCTCAATGCGCTCCCAGTTCTCGCTGTAGTGGGGCTGAACGTAATCGGCAGGGCGCTTGAGGCCAAGGTGATACGCGCGGCTTCGGACACCGTCTTCGTTGTGCCGTGAGATGGACGCCGCAATGTCGCGCACCTCGACGCCAGCCTCGTACATCTTGCGCAAGGTCGCCTCCTCGGCGTTTGTCCACAATTCGTAGGTGGTTCTCGCACCCATCACGCAACCTCCAGATCAAGCGCTCGCGCGATCACGTCGACTCGCGGCGACAACGCGTAGCGCTTCTGCAGCACGACATCGGTGATGCGTGCATCGTCCACGTAGACCACGCCGTTCATGCCGTCTTTCAAGGCCTTTAGCACGTTGTCGGCATCCGGTTTTTTCGTCGCGCCGACCGCGCCAGTACGCGCCTTCTCCTGTTTCTTCTTCGACCAACTCTGCGGGATCGGCAGGTAGATTGCGACCGTGAGCGCGATGGGCCGGTCGAACGGATCCGCACCGGCCATCGCTTCCTGAGCAGCGAGCCGCACGAGGTTTTCGTACTGGACGGTTTCCTTCGGCGTGTAGGCGGTCACGAAATTGCCACGGCGCGCGAACTTGGCGCGGCCCTTCGCGACCGGCGTGCCTGGCACCGAGAAAATGATCTGGTTCAAGCGGCACCTCGTGCGTTGGATAACAGGGCAGGTTGCTGACGGATCTGCGTGATTTCGATCAGAGGCTTATTGCCGCCGCCGGTCATCACCGCATAAGCTGCGCGCGCTTCGCCGATCAGCACCGGCGGCTGGCTGTTCAGGCGTGCCTCGTTATTCGACGCTTCGGCGATGCCGATCAACACGGGCAGGTACTCCGGCGTCTCGCTGCGCATGCGGAACCCGCGGTAGCGATTGACGAACTCATTGCGAACGAACGGCCACGCTTCATCGTCCTTACCGCCGATAAGCACCCAGCCACCCATGTCCGTCACCACGCGGTGAATCACCGGATCGTCGAAGACCACGCTACGGTACGTGCCGACTTCCCGCACCGCGCGGTCGACCTTCGACCATGCGACCAGTGCCGCGTCCTGTGTCGAGCCGGACAGCATTTTCACGACGTCAGCGGGTTTCGGCGCGAACTGGCCGCTATCCGGGTTCACGCAATGGCGATTGAACGCGTCCTGCACCGCCGGCAGGTCGTACGCCCGAAGCGCTTCCCACCACACACGGCCTGCAAAATCGGAGAAATCCTTGCCGTAGAAGGCTAGGACGTCGGCCATCAGGTCGAAAAACTTTGCCTTGTCGGTTGTGATCACGTTCCCTCCTGGGCGAGACGCGCAGCAACGGTGCGGTTGCGTGCTTCGAGGTCTTCCTGCCGGTTGGGGCGGCCAGCACCACCGGGCTTCATGCGTGCGTTGATGGCTGCGGAAATCCACGCCGCAGGCTCAACCGGCTTGTCGCGCATGAACTGCCGCGCGAGCTCCCACGCCGAGTCGTCGCCAAGCTGCTTGCGGGCGGCGCCCATCAGCGATCGCGCGTTTCGGTCCGGCACGCCTCGTTCGACCAGCCACGGAACGGCGATCTGGAAAACCGCTTCTTCGGCGGTGAGGCCGGGCGGCAACTCGGTGGGCTGCGACGCGACAGCGTCACCTCCGATAGGAGGTGTATGTCCCTGTCCCTGTCCCTGTCTATTGCGATCCTCTGCCGAGTCGGGGGGCGAATCGGGGGGCGACGAATCCGGTGATCGGGGGGCGATCTTTTTTGGATCGGGGGGCGATCCCGCCACGATGGAAAGAACCTGCTTCTTTCGCAATGTTTTGGATTGCGGGGCGATCGCGGTGAGAAGTTGGGCGGCCTCGATAACGCGGCCTTCGAGTGCGACCGTGTCGATGTCGATGCCCCAGCGTTTTGCGTTGCCAGCGGATCCGGAAAGGCTGTTGAGCAGCTTCTCTATCCATGCCTCAAGCACTTTTTCCGCGACGACGCGATGATAGAGTCGCCCATCCGTGCATTTCTCCCATCCGCGAAGCGCGTGCTCCTTAACGCGCTTCCACGCTTTGGCCTTCGACAGGTGCTCGAGCATGCGGTCGTTATCTGGCAAACTCGCCGCCGGCACCTGGTGCCAACTTTCAAGCCATAACGTGATGGCGGCCGCGCGCTCGTCGCCGGTACCGAGAATCCACGTCTCGGAACTGAGCATCCGCTTCACGTCGACCGGCATGAACGCGAAGTCCTGCAGGTTGCAGTCGATGGGGGTGAGTGGTGACGGCAGTTCGATCATGCGGATTCCAGCAATAAGTCTGTCTGGATAGGAGCGTGCTCACGCACCCAAAACGTCTGTGACTGATTGGCCTCGATACGGTCGCGCATTACCTGCGCGCGCGATTCTTTGGTGGGAGGGGTGTACGGGCCGCGCCACGCACCGTCCATGCCAATATTCCGGGCGATATTGGTGCTGTCGGCGCTGGCGAAGGGGAAGCGTGTGAAGACATCCGGATTTAGCATGCGAAGGCCATGCAACTTGCAAACCGGCCTGCCGTCTCGATCGCACACGACGTCCATCGCTTCGGCCATGCGCGTGTACCAGATCGGCGTGCCGACGGTTGCAAACTCACCAGAACTGCCGAGGCAGACGCGTGGCCACGCGAGTGCCAAACGCTCAAGACGATCCAGACTCTCATGCAAATGCCAGACAGGAGCGCCGACCCAAGCGGCTCGCTCACGCCACGGCCATTCGGCGAGCAGCGCATCGTTAGCCGCTTCGTCGCCGTCGATGACGTCAGGGATAACTGCGAAGTCGAATGACGGATAGCGATGGAGCTCCGAAACCCAAGCGTAGTAGCGGCTCCAGTCGGTGACCGGCGCACCGCTTCGCCACGCTGAAAACGCGCCGTTGTCAACGGCGAACGACTGCGCTACGTCAATGACCAAGCCGAGTTGCTCCGGATGCTGAAATGAAACGAATGCGTGACCACTGGCTACGGCTCGCGCAGCGGCGGTGGCGGGGGTGATAGGGGTGCCGTGGTAGTGGATCATGAGTCCCTCCACACCCGGGATTTGACGAGGTCGGAGTGCGCTCTCATGCTGCGGCTTCCAATGTGTCGAACAGGGACGGCATTGAGAACTCGCGCTCCGCCGACTTCAGGTAGTGCACCTGGTCCATGAAGTAGGTCGAATTGAGTTCCGAGCCGCCCCCGCGGCGCCCTTTCAGAATCGCGCGATAGGGCACGGTGCCGAGGCCGCAGAACGGGTCGTACACGAGTTCGTCCGGATTGCTGTAGCGGTCGATCAGGCGATCAACGATGTCGAACTGCAGCGGACAGACGTGCTTCTCGACGGCGCGCTTCGCCTGGTCGCCATTGAGCGTCAGCATGCGCGTGACGTCGTGCCAAACGTCCGGATGGTGCGATCCCGGAGCAAGGCTCATAAAGGTCGACGGCAGCGCGCCGCGCGCCTCGAGTTCCTCGCCGATCCTGACGTGGAATTCGTAGTCGTAGACGTTCTGCAGGCTGTATTGCGTAAAGAGGCTCGCGAGCTTGTCCGGACCGAGCGCCGAGAGCTCCTCGGCAGTGATCTGCCGGTTGCCGCTACTGCGCCACAAGGCGTGTGCATCAACCTGCCAATGCGCGCGGGTGTATTGCTCTTTGGATTTCTTGACCGGCACGTCAGCGTAGCCCTTCGAGCGGTCTGTCTGCGGCTTGCGAAACAGCACGATATATTCCGGCGACCCAACGCCCATCTTCGTGCCATCCTTGCATTGCTCGGACCAGCCGAGGCGATACGTCTGGTTGTTCTCACGGACCACGTCCGTGACGACCGTGACTAGACCCATGTAGTCGAACCCGTGTTTACGGCCGTGCATGATGGCTTCGCAATGGAACGGGCTGACGGTGGGCGCACCGGCGCCGGTCACGTTACCGAACAGGATCCGGTCCTTGACGTGGCACGCGTAGATGCGGCCAGGCTTCAGGATGCGAAGCAGTTCTGGCGTGAGGTAATCCATCTGCGACCAGAAGTGGTCGTTATCGTCGGTATGGCCGAAGTCGTTGTAGCTCGGCGAATATTCGTAATGGTTCGCAAATGGGATCGACGTGACGATCAGGTCGACGTGGTTCTCTGGCTGCAGCTTCGCTTCTTCAACGCAGTCGTTATTCGCGACGACGAAGCGGTCACCGGCGACCTCGATGCGCTCGACACCTATCGAGCGCGCGAGTGTATCCTGCATGGCCAACTGGTTCAGGCCGTACTTGCGAATGATTTCGGTCATTTTTTGCACCATCTCGTCGTGCTGCACCCACTTTTGCTGGAGCGTGCGAAGTACTTCGCGCTCGGCCTCGCTGTAGACGACGTCGATGCGCACGCGGTACTTCTGCTGGAATCTCTGAATGCGGTGAACTGCCTGGATGAAATCGTTGAACTTGAAGCCGATGCCGCCAAAGATGGCGCGATGGCAGTGGCGCTGAAAATTGCAGCCGCTGCCGGCGATCACCGGCTTTGTCGACAGGCGTCGGTACTTCCCGTTACCAAAGTCCACAATGCGCTGCTCGCGCTCGTCCAGGTCCTGCGTGCCCCAGACGCTGACGACATCAGGGATGGCGGCCTGAATGGCGTGCCGCTCGGATTCGAGGTCGTGCCAGATGACGAAGTGATCGTCCGGATCTGCCGCGACAATTTCGGCAACCTTCGCGACGCGTGCGGGAAGACTTTCACGTTTCTCTGCTGCGGCGGCGCTGAGCCCGAGAGCGGGATCCTGAAACATCAACGTCTGGCCATCGCGATCCGCTCCGGCCTTCGCATAGTCCGTTGGCACCTCGTGATAACGGACGTCGAGCTCCGGAAGGTCGTAGCCTTCGTCGCTGTATCCGAGGTCGCTCGGAAACTGAATGAACACGGCCCAACTGGACACCCACAGCCAGAACTCCTGTTCCTTGTGCGGGTACAGCGTCAGGTTCCCGGCTTTCTCGCTGTCGCGCTGGAAAAAGCGGGTGAGAGCCTGCCCGGTGTCCATTACGCCGAGAAACCCGGCGTAATGAATGAGTTCCTTGAAACGGTTTGGGCTGGGCGTCGCGGTGTTGACCAGTTTGAATTTCACGGCTTCGAACAGCGGCAAGAATTCCTGGTAGGTCTTGCTGCCGAAACTGCGCAGCACGCTCGCTTCGTCCAGGCTGACTGCTGTGAACAGAGCCGGATCCAGCTTGCCGTCGCGGATCGTTTCGTAGTTCGTGAGGTAGAACGCGTGGCCCTCGGAGATTTCGGAGGCGCTCCGGATGAAACGCAGGTCGATGCCCAGCATCAGCGCGTCGCGGATCAATTCTTGGCGCACGCCGAGCGGACAGACGATCAATCCGATCCCGCCGGCCGCCGCGATGATCTGGCGAAGCCACTCACACTGCATCACCGACTTGCCGAGACCGAACTTGGCGAAGATCGCACGGTTGCCGCCGAGCACGGCCCAACGAACGATGTCGCGCTGATGGTCGAACAGGCATTCGTGCAGAGCAGACAGCTCTACGCGGAACCCCGCGAAGTTCGCCATCTTGATCTTCTGCCGGAGGAAGCCGGCGTAGTCGGGCGTGTTCATGCCGAAATTCCGGCTTGCCGCAGCAACTCGATCAGATGCGGTCCGAGTGCCTGAATCTGCTCGACAGCAGCCGCCTTTTTGTTGGCCTTGTCGCTGAGGAATTTCTCAACGAGGTAATAGATGGGCGACATGTCGCCGGTCTTCTCGAGGTACTTTTCGAATGAATCGATTGAGAAATGCCGGGAACCGTCTTCCGAAAGCTGCACGCTCAGATTGCTGGGGGCTTGATCGAGATCGATGGCGATACGCTTGAGGCCGCGCTGGTACACGCCAGTCGCCACGCAGTCTTTAAGGCTGCCGTAGCGGTCGATGAGCCCAGGTTCAAAGTCGAGTTGCATCTGGTTGCCCTTGTCTTTGATAGCCGCTGATTTCATCTGTTATCGCCCCAATTCACCGGTTATCAATGCGCCCGGTTAAAAATGGCGCCATATCTGACGCCACTGGAAATTTGAAATGCAACCTAAAAACACCGGTCGTGCCCTTCGCAGTACTAACGCCGGTCCGCGTCAGTACGTGCGCCCGATGTCAATCGGTCTTGTCGTCTACGCCGCCAACAGGGTTCTGGACGTCGTCGCTCGCCTTGATGCGGTCGATCAGTTCCGTCAAAAACAACTCGGGAAATTTGACCTTGACTTTGTCGGGGATACCCCGCGTTCTCCAGTTCTGGATACGTTGCACGCCACCGGATTTGTCGTAGCCCAACTTCTCAGCGAGCTTCGCGGGTCCGCCATGTGCGTCGATGATCGCGCTGTCGGGATGGAGATCAGGGTGTTTGCTCATGACGTCAATTAAACACCATGTTTAAACAAATTGCAAACACCATGTGTATCAACAAGACGTTTACTCAGGCCACAATCTCGCCATGGAAAAAGTGATGCACGAGACGGCAAAGCGTCTGTTCAGGGCGGCAAAGATCGTCCGTCGAGAGATCGAAGGGCCGGCCGATCTTGCGCGAGCGCTCAATGTGAGCGAGCAGACAATCAATAACTGGTCCTACCGCGGAGAAATCGGGGTTTCGAAGCCAGGACGTTTGGCCGCGCAAAAGCTGCTGGGAATCAGCGCGACGTGGATCGAAGACGGGACGGGGGAAATGTTTGCGGCGACCAGCCACAAAAGTGTCACGCATGATGCATCGATCAGCGCAACCAAAAGCGGGGTAATTGTTAAATCGACGGTCGAGCACGGGAATACGATGGGTGCCTCACACGCAGAGCCCGGCCTGGCGATCCGAGGGGAAGTTCCTCTTATCAGCTGGGACCAGGCCCGAACCTGGGACCCCCTGATGAACTCCTTCAACGACGTTGATGTACAACGCTGGATGCCGTGCCCAGCGCCGCATAGTCCAGCCACTTTTTGCATCGCAAACAATACGGAAACGATGGACGATGGAACTGCCATTGGCTATCGGGAAGGGGAAATCCTCTTCGTCGATCCGGAGGTGAAAGCCGTCCCGGACAGGGACATAATCGCCATTCTGCCCAATGGCAAAATGCTGTTCCGACGGTTGAAGGAAGACGGCGAAGGAATGTATTTGCTCGCGCTCAACGGGAAGCGGATTGAGCGATGGGAGGAAGGGACAACCGTCCGAGGCGTCGTCATCTTCTCTGGCGTGTTCCGTTAAAAAATCAATACTCAGCAAAACAAAGGGGAAGCCATGAAAGTGGTGGTGGCTATGTGTCTGAGTGCGTTCGCATTACTGGGATGCCAGCAAAAACCGGATGAAGCGGTGATGGCCGAATGCTGGTCTCAAGATACGAAGTCGGAGTTTTTGAAACTGGCAAGGCGCGACATAGAAGGGAAGATCGCAGACATTATTCGTGGAGGCGGTGAGACGGTCGACGACGCAGTAAAAAAGCGGATCGACAATTCCTTGGACGTAACTACATCGAATTTCTATGTGGCCGCAGTGGACCGGAACGCCGACAGCATCCGATGCGGAGCTGAGGTTGCCATGACTTATACCGGAGCCAACGGCAAAAAGTTCAACGCGGCCGGCGGGCACGCTGAGATGGACGTCTATCGATCTGAGGGCGGAAAAGAATATTCAATGCCCGGTCTACCGCTCATGCAACTTGTTTCAGATGCTACGAAGAGCAATTAGCCGCCTCAAAAATTGTCGTCGCTGTGCCCGATAAGCCCCGCCAAGTGCGGGGCTTTTTCGTATCTCCACCCGTTGCGCCAAGTGTCTCGGGGCAGACCCATCCTCGAGCCTCCATAGCGATTCTCGCCCATGAACAGCGGCGAACCCGCGCACCTCCTCCGCAGCGTGTGCGTTGTTACAAATTTCCCGGGAAAAATTAAACGCGGCGTTTGACATGTGTATAAACATGGTGTTTAATTCAATCCAACGCAGCACACAAAACACCTCGGGAGCCGGACATGATCAAGAACAGCAAGCAGTCGTGGGAAGTGGGTTCGACCGTCAAGGTCGGTTTCCTGTCGCTGACCGTAAAGGCAGCGATCGCCACGCCGGGGGACTTCGCTCCGGATGCCTACATCCTGGTCAACAAGGCCGGCACGCAGCTCTACAAATTTGTGCCTCACAACGGCGTCGAAAAGATTTCGCCGACCGAAGCGCGTGAGCTGATCGCTGATGCGTGGGTGCATGCCGACAAGATCGCTGCGGCGTGCGTGAAGCGTGCGGCGGATAGCGCCCGGGCCATCGCCGAGATCAACGAAATCATCTTTGCCTGAGCATCGCTCGGGCAGCGGAGCCAGCCATGGCCACCACGCTTCACAACTTCATCGTGATCGGCTGCAACGCGTACGACGAGTACACGTTCGTACCGTGGCTGAATCGCAATGTTTATCGGCGCACGGTTGATCTGAACCGTGTCTGCCTGCTGTGAGGGACCAAATGCAAGTTCTTGGACAGCACTACCCGAACGGCGACTACACGGCATTCCGCGCGCCGGTCCCCGTGGTCTTGATGGGCGATTCGCTTGTGGATTGCGCCGGCATTCCTTGGGCAATGAAGGATGCGTTCGGTACCTGGGTTTCGCCCACGCTTGCGCGCTGCGGAATCCGGTCAGTGGTTGAGGTTTCGGAATAGTAGGCGCCCTGAAGTGTGGATGCATGGCGGCGATCGGTGGGCGCGATCGCACCACGACTGACACGTTGCGCGGCCAAACGCTGCCTTATGCGAGCGCCACGCATCCACGCTTGAGGGCTGTCTTATCACGTTGATGAAGTTACCGGGCTGATGTGGACTGGCCCTCTCGAATAGGAGTACTTGGGATGGCTCGTCGCGGTCTAACGAAGGCAGTAAGCGGCGTCTACAGGATCACGGGATCGGACGGCGGTTTCTATATCGGAAGCAGCCAGAACATTCTTGCTCGCTGGAACGGACACAAGACCTACTTACGCAAGGGCGACCACCGGTCGAAGCAACTCCAAGCAGCCTTCAATGCGAGCGGTCTGGAATCTCTCAAGTTTGAAATCCTGTTCCTTTGTGACCTGAAGGATCTTCTGTTCTACGAGCAACGCGCACTGGACGTTTTTCGTCCGCCCTATAACGCGTCTCCGACAGCCGGAAGTTGCAAGGGGATTGCGCGGACGGCGGAAACCAAGGCGAAGTGCGCCGCAGCAAAAATTGGAAAGGTGCGTGGGCCAATGAGTCCCGAAACGCGCGAAAAGATCGCGGCGGCGGCTAGAGCCAGATCTGCACAGCCCGAGTATCGAGCGATGTTGTCGGCATCCATGAAAGGAAAGCCGAAATCGGCAGAGCATCGGGCCAAGCTGGCCGAGATCAACAAGGGCAAAGTGCTGACGCCTGAACACCGCGAAAAGATCGGCGCATCGAACAGAGCCACCAATTCTGCGAAGCGCAAGAACTCTGGTTCAGATGGAGCGTGAAATGGGCAAGTTCTTTAACCAAGAAATCTATCGCCAACTTGAGCGCCAGGTGGATCGTGGACTGGACGAGGCGATGGGCGATGCGGAACCGCCGCTTACGGAAGAAGAGCGCGCGGCCGAATGGGATCGCGACTACTGGGACCGGGTGGACGCGGTACCGCGCTCGGTTCGCCTCGGCGACGAAATGTACGCCCCGGGCATCAACCACGTTCGGTTGGGTGACACGCAATGAGCGGCCTCGCCGTTCCCGCTTCCATCTGGTTATTCCTCGCGTGCTGCGCGTGGGCATTTTTGAAAGGTGCGGCGTGAATCGCTACTTCTTCCATCGTCTCGTCGGCCGGTTCGTGCGCCGCGCAATCGGCATCCAGCGCGTTCCGGTTCGGCAGTTGACCGAGGCTGATCGCCGTGCGCTCGACATGGGTTATGGCCTCATCGCTGGTCTGGCCGCGATGGGCGTCGTGACGATCGTTCTGTTGCTTATCTCTGCGAGGCAGACATGCTGAAAGACCGCGTTCTCGATCTGAAGTACGAAATGCTTTGCGAGCGCACCAAGCGCCGTCAGGCGGCTGCGAAGGCTGAACTGGTTCGCCGCGGCGTCCAACCGCGCACGCCGATCGCCACCGGCTACGTTCCGCCGTCGGTGGCGCGTGTCTTCACGCACACGAACGTTCGGGGGTTGGCGTGATCCGCGCAATGGACCGCTTCTACGCGAAGCACCCGCACATCTCTTTTGCGATCGCAGTTGCGGTCGTCGTCGGGATCATGTGGATCACGAGCGAATGGGATCGTGCAGACACCGCCGCGCTGCGCCTGCAGATGTGGGCATCGAAGGGTGCGGTATGAGCGACCTTCGTATCCGCGCGTCGTCGTTCGGCAAGTTTTTCGATTGCGCCTATTCCTGGGAGGGTGAGCATCTGCTCGGCATCCGCAAGCCTGCGGGCCTGCGCGCGCTGCTCGGTACCAGCGTTCACGCCGGCACCGCCGCCTTCGACAGCGCACGTCTCAACCAAAGTGAGATTCGGCCCGACGACGCCGCCGGCGTTTTCATCGACACGCTGCATCACCCGGAGTACGACGTCGACTTCTCGAACGACAACATCAAGTTCACGGAAGCCGAGCGGATCGGACTGGTGCTCACGACGAAGTACTGCACCGAGATCGCGCCGCAGTTCGATTATGTCGCGGTGGAAATGTCGCTTGAACCGCTGGTGATCGATTGCGGTGGTGGTGTGTCGATCACGTTGACCGGAACGATGGACCGGGCCCGCGTCGCGGAGACTCACGACGGCACGATTATCCCGGACGTGAAAACCGGCGCGCGTGTCGTGACGAACGGCGAGGCCAACATCAAGTCGCGCTCGGCGCAAACCGGCACGTACCAGCTGATGTACGAGCACACGACGCAGCAGCGCACGGCGGGCGCCCAGATCATCGGCCTCGGCACAACGTCGAAGACGCCGATCGCCGTCAGTCCGGTGTTTGACGCGCGGCGCGTACTGGTCGGCACCGACGAAGCGCCGGGCCTGATTCAACTCGCCGCCGACATGTTCCGCGCCGGTCTCTTCCCACCCAATCCGCAGTCGTACCTGTGCAGCAAGACCTATTGCGCGCGCTGGAACACCTGCATCTATCACGAATAAAAAGGACGCTTCCGATGAACGCCCCAGCACAACCGCGCACGTTGCAGGACGTTGCGCAACAACCGAACCGCGACGCCAACCTGCCGGCTGTGCAGATGGGTTTCGCCAACAGTCAGTCGTTTGAGCTCATGCAGCGAGCGGCAAAGATGCTGACCCATTCCACGCTCGTGCCCGTCGCTTACCGCGCGCGCACCGAGATCAAGGAATACGGGAAGGTGACCGGTTACGAAGACAACCCGAGCGGGCTGTCGAACTGCGTTGTCGCACTCAACATGGCGCAACGCATGGGCGCTGACCCGCTGATGGTGATGCAAAACCTGTACATCGTCGAAGGCCGGCCGTCGTGGTCGTCGCAATTCATCATCGCGGCGATCAACTCGTGCGGCAAGTACTCGCCGCTGCGTTTCGATCTCAGCAAGGCCGGTGATCTGGAAGAGGTCACATACACCGCCACCGAGTGGCAGGACCAGCCGAATGGCGGCCGCGCGAAGAAAGTCCAGGTCGAGAAGAAGGTCAAGGTTCGCCATCAGACGTGTGTGGCCTGGGCGATCGAGAAAGAGACCGGCGCGCGGCTCGAATCGCCAACGATCAGCATCCAGATGGCGATCGACGAAGGCTGGCTCACAAAGAACGGCAGCAAGTGGATGACGATGCCCGAAGTAATGCTTCGCTATCGCTCCGCCGCTTTCTTCGGCAAGTTGTACGCGCCGGAACTTCTGATGGGCCTGCAAACAGCCGAAGAAGCGCAGGACATCATCGATCTGGAGCCGCAGGCGGATGGCAAGTTGGCGGTGGATGTCGAGTCGCTGCGCGCCGCTTCGATGTCGCCGGCCGCGCGCCGCGCGGAATCGGACGCTACCGACGTTCAAGCGACCGACGTGGGCAGTCAGGGGCCCGCGCAAGCGACACAGACTGGTGAGGCTGAGCAGCAACCTACCCAGCAGCAGGCAACCGACGCAGGCGCTCCGTCCAGTGCGGCTCCGGCGGCAGCAAGTGCCGAGTCGAGTGGCCCGCTCTCCGAATCGCAGATCGCCGCGCGCCTGAACGCCGCGAACAACAGCGACGAGTTGACCACCGCGATCGCGCTCATCGCCGATGTGCCGGACCCGGATGCCGAAGAGCGGCTGAGCGCGATCGCTTCCGAACTGCGCAAGAAGTTCGACCGGGCTGGCCGCCGCACGCGCGGCGCCGCGCCGAGCGTCGAGTAACCGTCAATGGGGTTGCCGATCGGCGCTCGGCGTATGTAGCTCGCGAGCGTTGATCTACGCCTTCCGCCGTCGGCGTGCCCCGCCCAATATCCGAGAGAAAGAAAATGCAGATCCAGCACATCACCGCAAAGCACTTTATCGGCGCACGCGCCGTAGACCTCGACCTCGACACACCCGTAACAATCTTTGCCGGGCCGAATGGCGCCGGCAAGAGCAGCCTGCGCGAAGCGATCAGCGCGGCGCTGACCGGCGATATCTCGCGCGTCGCGTTGAAGAAAGACTATCCGTCCATGGTGACGGAGGGCTCGAAGAAGGCGGTGGTGTCCGTCGACACCGATGCCGGATCCGCGAGCCTGACACTGCCGGATGGAAAGCACGTCGGCCTGAAGGTGTACACCGGCGCGTTGCCATACGTCCTGGAGCCGTCCACGTTCGCCAGCATGAAGGCCGACGATCGCCGTACGTTCCTGTTCGACCTGACTGGCCTGCGGGCTACGCCCGAAACCGTGAAGGCTTCGCTGCTCGAGCGCGAGTGCGACGCAGCGAAGGTTGAGAAGGTCCTGCCGATGCTGCGCTCGGGCTTTCCGGCCGCAGTGAAGTTTGCCGAAGACGAAGCGCGCGAGGCGAAAGGTGCCTGGAAGACGGTGACCGGCGAGCAGTGGGGTTCCGACAAGGGCGAAGGATGGGAAGCGGAGGTGCCGCTCTTCGACGTCAAGCGGCACGACGACGTGACGGAACAACTGGTCGCGGTCGAGGGCCGGCTCGCGGCGGCGAACAAAGACGTCGGAGCGCTGCAGGTGAAGCACGACGCATACAAGGCGGCCACCGCGAGCGCAGAGCGCAACGCGGAGCTGGCCGAGAGCGTCACGCGCATCGAGGCGAAGTTAGCCACCGACAAGCAGCACTTCGCCCAGGTCGAAGCAGCGCTGCTGGAAGCGCAACAGCGCGCCGGCGACGCGCCGCGTGAAGGCCTCGTGCACGAACTCGCCGCAGCAGTGCGCGAATTCACGGTGATCATCGACGACGCGCAAAGTTTGGTGCAACGAGCTACTGGCACGATCAAGCCGTGGTCTGACTATCGGCTCGATGTCGTCGAAAGCGCCTACGCAGCTTATGTCGAACAGTACGGGGAGCCGGGTGCGGATGGCGACGCGGACGCGCGTGCCAAGCTGCCGGAACTGATTCGAGCGCGCGATCTGATGAAGCGCTCGGTCGAGAACGACGAGCGGGATCTCGCCGCCGCGCGTGCAGCGTCCGAGTCGTTGAAGTTGAAAGCCGACGTGGAGACGGTCACCGAAGAGCATGTGACCGCCGCGCGCCGCAGCGTGACAGCCGCGACCGACCAACGCGCAAACCTGCGCGCTGAGTTGGACAAGCTCAACAACGCGAAGCGCGCCGCAGAGACCGCCGCCTCGAAGACAAAAGACGCTGCCCGGCACCACGCCGATATCGCGCAGTGGCTGGCCATCGCCGTTGCGCTGTCACCGGACGGCATCCCGGGCGACATGCTGGCCAAGGTGCTCGCGCCCATCAACCACCAACTCGCTTCGCTGGCTGCGTTCGCCGATTGGGCGGTACCGGAGATCGGCGCCGACATGGCGATCCGCGCCGGCGGCCGGCTGTACTCGCTGCTCAGTGAATCTGAGAAATACCGCGTCGATGCGCTCGTCGCGCTGACGATCGCGGTGCTGTCGGAAAGCCGGCTTGTGTCGTTCGACCGGTTTGATGTGCTCGACATCCCGGGCCGTGGCGATCTGCTCGCGCTGCTGGACGACATGGCCAAGGAAGGCGAGATCACCACCGCCCTGGTGTTCGGCACGCTGAAGAAGGTGCCTGAGGGTCTGCCGGCCACGACTCGCGCGCACTGGATCGAGCGGGGCGAATTGATCGCGACGACCTCGGTCGCCCAAGCCGCCTGACGCCACCACCAACCAACCCCCCATCACCATAGGACTCGCGATGAACGCACCGAAAGACTTCCGCGCCATGACAGCCGACACCGTCGGCCGAGACATCCTGCAGGCGCTCGTTCTCGAATTGAAGCTGCTGCCGGAGGTGTGGACGAAGCTGTCCGAGGCCAAGCAGAACGACATCATCGACCGCCTCCGCGCCCGCGTGCAGGCAAACATCGCGATGGCCGTTCACACGTTGGCTAGCGCCGGTCGAACGGTTGTCGCGGGTGATCTCGACCAGATCACCATCAAGGATGGCGTGAAGGCCGTCATCAAGTTTGGTGCCAACGCACCGTCTCTGCACGAGCTGTACGACGCCCAGAGCAAAGCCGTGCTGGTCGTCGTGGCCAGCGCCGGCGACCACACGACCGGCATGGACGACGTGAAGGGAGAGGGCGATCAACGCGGCCTTGACCTCGGCGGCGAATACACCTCCGAAGACGGCGACGGCATGAACGGACCGACTGGTCTCAACGCTGACGATGTTGTCGATGCTGAGTTGAAGGCGATCGAGCACCAGCCGCTGCAGGAAGAGCTCGACGCAGCCGAAGAAGCAGGCTACATCGCTGCCAGTGAAGGCAAACCGCAGGGCGATTGCCCTGTCATGGCCGGCGCCCTGTGCATTGCATGGGTTAAAGGCTGGAAGCGGTGGCACGAAGAGCAGAAACCCGAATAAGCCCGCGCAACGACCCGCCATAACGAAAAGGATCGAACGTGAATACAGCGCTTTTCTACGACACCGAAACCAACGGTCTTCCGAACTGGAGCATGCCGTCCGAAGACCCGAGCCAGCCGCACATCACCCAACTGGCCGCCGAGTTGTGCGACGAGGCCAACGGCAATGTGCTGGCCTCCATGGACGTGCTGATCAGCCCGGACGGCTGGGCGATTCCCGAGGAAATCGCGGCGCTGACCGGAATCACAACGGAGCGCGCGCTTGCGGAAGGCATCCCGCTGTCCGAGGCATTGGCACAGTTCACCAGCCTGTGGCGTCGTGCAGCGCTGCGCGTCGGCCATAACGAATCTTTCGACGCGCGGATGGTGCGCATCGAGTACTTCCGCGAGCTGGATCACGACGATCCGTTCCACGACGAGTGGAAGTCCGCGCCGGCCTTCTGCACCCAGGGCAAGTCCACGAAGATCATCAACCTGCCGCCCACCGAAAAGATGCTCGCTGCTGGCCGCAAGCACGCGAAGTCGCCGAATCTGGCCGAAGCATACGAGTTTTTCACCGGCACGAAGCTCGAGGGCGCGCATAACGCCGCGGTCGATCTGGCCGCATGCAAAGCGGTCTACTACGGCATCAAAAAGCATCTCGCGGTTGCCGCATAACAGTCGTCGCGTGGCGCGCGGTCAAGGGCGCGCCACGTTAGCAAATGCAGAGGAGATTTCTTGATGCAACGCAAACCCTACGCGGTGTCGATGCCGAGCTCGCGCGAGCAGCGCCGCGCCGAGATGCGCGCGGCGACGAAGCAACCGTTCACGCCGAGCGCTGCCGCTATGTCTACGCGGCCGCTGACGCCGAACGGCCATCTTCATACCGAAGCCTTTTGTCTCATGTGGTACGCGTGCGAATGCGGTCATCGCGAGCGCATCTGGAACAGTCGCGACGGCGTCACGCCGTTCGGCTTTCAGTGCCCGTCGTGCAAGGAGCCGAAGCTCAGGCACGTCAACTGGAATCTCGACCAGTACGCGCCGAAACATGTGCCGGCGCCGGGCCAGCGTGTCTGGATCGACCTGACGCGCGACCGCGCTCTCGAGATTGCGCGGCGCACCGTGAACCAAGTGGCGAAGGGCAACGTGCCCGTCGGCACGGACCTGAATCGCATCGCCGATGCTGTCTACAACGAGGGCAGGGCGCCTGATCTGGTGGTGTACGGGTACGTGGAGGCAGTCTGATGGAAGCGATCAAACACGGTGGTCCGGCGTTTCCGATCTCAAATCACGCGATGGTGCATTCGGTTGCGACCGCGGCGATTCAAGGGGTGACCGACTCGGCCGAGCGTGACCGCCTGTACATCGAAGCGCAGGCGCGCGCAACTGCTGGCATGACTCTGCGCGACTACTTCGCGGCGAAGGCGCTGACAGGCTGGATGGCAACGTATGCCACGGACGCGAATCACCCGTGCGGGAAAGATTCCCCTCAGGAATGGGCTGACGCAATCGCGGATGCGTCTTATCGACTAGCCGACGCCATGCTCCGCGCCCGAGGTCAATCATGAGCATAGAGATCGAAAAGTATTTGGGCACCGTAATGGAATCGACCGCCAAGACGATTGCGAGCCGGGTCGGCCTTGATCAACTCGACGTGTCGCGTGAACTGAACAGGATGGTCAAGGACGGTGTGCTCGAGCGTGAAATGAAAAAGGGCGAGTACGCGTACTGGCTCACACGCAAGGATTCGGCGCCTTCCGTCCAGCAGTCCGATACCGATGCTCGCCCGAAGTCCCTGATCGAGGCGGTCGTGACGGCTGCGAACGCGGCCACGCCGAAAGCAGCCAAGCCCGAGGCAGACGACATGCGTGAGCTAAGAGTGTCGGACCTGCTGGTCGTGCTGGGTGTTTCTCCGGACTCGCAGTTCAAGCTCATCGACGCGATCGACAACGCCAAGGCGCTCGTTACCGCACGCGATGAAGCAACCGTCGAGCGCGACGCGGCGCGTGCCGAGGTCGAAGCGCAGAAGACCGTCATCGCCAAGTTGAAAGAGAACGTTGCCGCGCTTGAGCAGTCGATCGACGACCTGACGGGCGTGGCGGATGTTCAGTTGCCGAAGGTCTACGTGACGGTCGGCCGCTATGCGAAGCCGAAACGGCACGCCGACCTCCCTCGCGCGCAACGGCGCGCCGCATCTCTGGTGCGCAACGAAAAGGAATCGGAAGTACTCGTGCTGGCACCAGTGGGTCGCATGGTGCGCGGCAGCGAGTGGCGATCGCAGTAAGTACGGCGCTGTGCTTAACCCGAAGGGCACGGCGTGTGTTTGGAAGGGGTGCGGTCCCGGCCCCGCTTTTTCAACAGGACAAAAATGAAACGCGATCCGATTTCCCTTCCGCTGGACCTCGGCAGTGAGTTGATCATCGACAACTTCGCCGGCGGCGGCGGAGCAAGCACCGGCCTCGAGCGTGCGTTCGGCCGACCGGTCGATGTGGCGATCAATCACGACCCGGAAGCGATCGCTATGCACACGGCCAATCACCCGCACACGACGCACTATTGCGAGAGCGTGTTCGACGTCGATCCGTCCGAGATCACTGGAAATCAGCCGCTCGCGCTGGTTTGGTTGTCGCCGGATTGCAAGCACTTCAGCAAAGCCAAAGGTGGCAAACCGGTATCGAAGAAGATTCGCGGCCTCGCGTGGATCGCGCTGCGCTGGGCGGCCAAGGGTAAGCCGCGCGTGATCATGCTGGAGAACGTCGAAGAATTTCAGACCTGGGGCCCGCTGGCGGCTGACGGAAAGCCAGACCTGAAACAGCGCGGCCGCACATTTCGGTCGTTCATCAATGCGCTACGCGCGCAGGGTTACACGGTCGACTGGAAGGAACTGCGCGCGTGCGACTTCGGCGCGCCGACCATCCGCAAGCGCCTGTTCCTCGTCGCGCGGCGAGATCACCTGCCGATCGTATGGCCAACGCCGACGCATGGCGATCCGAAGAGCGCCGCAGTGCGCACCGGCAAGTTGCTGCCGTGGCGCACGGCCGCCGAGTGCATCGACTGGTCGGTACCGTGCCCGTCGATATTCGAGCGGGCGCGGCCGCTGAAGGACGCGACGCTGCGGCGAATCGCCAAGGGCATCATGAAGTTCGTGGTGAACAGCGCGGATCCGTTCATCGTTTCCTATTACACCGCCGATGATCGCTTTCGCGGAGCGCCGATTGATGCGCCGCTCGGCACCACGACGACGGCTAACCGATTCGCCGTTGTCGCACCGACGCTCATGCACGTCACGCACCACGGCGCCGACCGCACAGCCGACATCACCGGGCCGCTCGCGACGGTCACCGGCGCCCACCGCGGCGAGCAGGCGCTTGTATCGGCGACGCTGATCCAAACGGGCTATGGCGAGCGCGCAGGCCAGGAGCCGCGCGTTCCCGGTCTCGACAAGCCGCTCGGCACCGCCGTCGCCGGCGGCGTCAAGCATGCAGTCGTGTCCGCTTTCCTCGCGAAGCACTACGGCGGCGTAGTCGGTACTGGCGTGGACGTCCCGACAGGCACCGTGACGACTTCGGATCACCATTCAGTTGTCACCGCGCAGTTGGTCGGCTGCGGCGGCCGCGCTGGCCAGTCCCGGCCGCGTGATGCGAGCGAGCCGATGGCAACCGTCACCAGCAAAGCCGACACGACCATTGTCACTTCGCATCTGCTGAAGCTGCGCAACAACCAGTTCGGCCAGGACGATCGCGAGCCGATGCCGACGCTCACCGCCGGCGGCGGCCATGTTGGCGAAGTGCGCGCGCTGCTCAAGAAGTATCACGGCCCGGAAGCGCTCGGCCTCGTGACCATTCGGGGAGAGACGTACGCGATCGTCGACATTGGCATGCGCATGCTGTCGCCGCGCGAGCTCGCACGTGCCCAAGGCTTTCCCGACAGCTACGTGCTGGATCCCGTGGTGAATGGGAAGCCGCTGTCGAAGAGCGCGCAGGTTCGAATGATCGGCAACAGTGTCTGTCCGGATGTTGCTACGGCGCTGATCGTCGCGAACTTTGCACACGAAAAGCAGATGGCTGGCGCGGCAGCGTGACAGACCGCGACTGGCATATCCGGATGGCGCGCACGTACCTCGCTCAGGCGATGGCCGTGCGTCGGTACCCGCAGCACTCCGGATGGCACGCGACGCTTTTGCACTGGGTAGCTAAACGACGACTTCAAGCGGCGGCGATCAGCAAAGAGCCTGCGCAAACCGAACTGTTCTGAGAGGTAAATCATGATGACGCTCAACCAATACTTCCTCGTCAAGATCGCAGAGGAAGCCTCGGAAATCGCGCAGATCGCGCTCAAGACGGCCCACTTCGGCCTGAGCGAGATTCAGCCGGGGCGCGCCGAGACAAACGCCGAGCGTGTGTACGGCGAACTGAACGATCTGCTGGCAATGGTGCATCGCCTCGGCGAAGTATCGAACGGCGAGTTCTGGTTCGACATCGGCTCGCCGGATCACGTGGCGATTGCGACGAAACTGGCGAAGGTCGAGCACTATCTCGCCTATTCTCAGTCGCTTGGCCTAGTTGAAACCGGAGGCCAAGCATGACTCCGTTGGACCTTATCGTAACGATCGCCCTCGTGTTGGCGCTCGGGCTGTCGCTGGATGCTTGTTTTGAGGTGTTGCTCGGGGAACGTCGATGAGCGAGAACAGCAAAATCGAATGGACCGATCACACCTTCAACCCGTGGGAGGGTTGCCAGAAGGTCGGCCCGGGTTGCGATCACTGCTATGCGGAGACGCGCAACGCACGCTATGGCGGAGGCGTCGCGATCAACTGGGGGCCCGGCGCGTCGCGTCGCCGCACGTCGAAAGCCAACTGGCGCAAGCCGCTTCAGTGGAACGCGAACCACGCCGATTTCTTCGCGGAGCACGGCCGCCGGCAACGCGTCTTCTGCGCTTCGCTCGCGGACGTGTTCGACAACGCGATTGATCCACGGTGGCGCGCCGATCTGTTCGACCTGATCGACGCGACGCCGAACCTCGACTGGCTGTTGCTCACGAAGCGGATCGGCAATGTCATGTCTATGGTCAGCGAGACGGCCCAGTATCAGTTCGACCTCGATTGTCTCGAAAAGCCGCGGCTCCCGGAGAATGTCTCGATCGGCGCGACGATCGTCGACCGCGACGAGATGTTGCGCGATGCAGGAAAGCTTCTCGCCGTGCCGGCTCGCGTGCGATTCTGGAGCGTCGAGCCGATGCTCGGTGACCTGGGAGAGATCCCGCTGGAACTGATGCCCGAGTGGGTGATCTGCGGGGGCGAAAGCGGCGCGAACGCACGCCCCATGCATCCGGATTGGGCTCGTGACCTTCGTGACCAGTGCGAAGCCGCTGGCGTGCCCTTTCTCTTCAAACAATGGGGCGAATGGGCGCCGGGAGAGAACTGCGGTGGCCCGATGAAGCGCACGGAGCGCGTTGCCGACTGGTTCGCTGACGAGTGGTCATTCAGCACGTTGACACCGAGCGCCGCGGTCGGCATGCACTACGACGACGAGCCGACGGTGTACCGCGTCGGCAAGAAGACAGCCGGCCGCCACCTCGATGGCCGCACACACGACGAATTTCCGCGAGGTGCCGAGTGAGCCAGTTCGACCTATTCGGCGATCCCATCGCAGAGGCACCGGCGCCAGCAGCCGATCCGTTCGCCGAAGTCCGCGCGGAGCACGCGGCCGCGATCGCCGCGCTGCCGGAGAAATTGCGCCCGCAGTGCGCTTCGGTCGGGCCGGTGCCGAGCGACAAGCCTCAACTCGAAGCGTTCTATCGCGTCAATCAGCGCCTGTACCTGCTATGGCTGATCGGCGCGATCGCGCGCGGCGTGTATCGGACTGGGAGCGAAGCCAACGCACCGTATGTGCTGATGAAGTTGAACGGACTGGGAGGGGAGTGGTGATGCAGATGGCTACAGGGACGAAGGAGCGACCGATCCTGATGAACGGCGAAATGGTGCGCGCGACGCTGCGCGGCGAGAGCCCGAAAACGCAGACGCGACGCATTGTGAAGTTGCCGCATAACAACCCGCTTGGCGTCTGGGAGCCGACGGTTATCGGTGGCCCGAACGGCGGTGTTACGGCGGCGGGCGAGACGATTCCTGAACAGGGCGCCATCTGGCATACGCGGACTGGCGACTGTTTGGCATGCCCGCACGGCCAGCCTGGCGACCGTTTGTGGGTGCGCGAGACATGGAGTAACGACTTCGCCGCCCATTACCCATACGACCGCGTTTGGTACGCAGCGGACGACGACCGGACGCACGAAATCGAAGTACGCGACGGCGTGCGCGGGATCTACAGCCCCGAGAGCGACGAGCACGTGCCGTTTCGTTGGCATCCGTCGATCCACATGCCGCGCTGGGCGTCCCGCATCACGCTCGAAGTCACCGGCGTGCGCGTCGAGCGGTTGCAGGACATCAGCGAGGCAGACGCCGAGGCCGAAGGCGTTCACGCAGGCTCGTGGGAATACGACAACGGCGAAGGCACTGAAACCGCACGCGAGTCGTTTCAATGCCTGTGGGACAGCCTCAACGCCGCGCGTGGCTATGGCTGGGATGCGAACCCGTGGGTGTGGGTGGTGAAATTTCGGAGGTTGCCGTGACGGACGTTTACTTGCCCCAAACGAGCGCCGCAACAGACACGAGTATGGCAATGGCCGAAACGACCAAAGAGAGCACGGAAATTATGATCGCACGCCGAGCATGCTCTGCTTGGGCCTCTGCCGCCGTTGCTGCTCTCGCTGCATCGGCTGCTTGCGATTCCGCAGCCTGTACCGACCTGCGCGCCAGCGCAACTTCATGCTGTCTGGCCTCTTCAGCTTTGGCGTCAGCGATCTCTTTATCGATGTACCCGAGAACTTGTATCGCTAAAACCCTGCGGTCGGCTCGAAGCCGCGTGCCGCTTACCATTTCTCGAAGAGCCTCAACACCGTTGAGCTCTGCATATGCGCGGATTCCTTTGGGTGAGTTGAAGTCCCAGTCTGACATTTCGATAGCCCCTGTCGCGAAGGCCACAGTATGCAATATCTGACAGACCATGATCTCGCCGGCGAGCGCGGCGCGCACATCAGCGATTGCGGCACGTACCGGTATCGGCTTTGGCGCGAGTGGGATCGTAGTAAGCCGACGCTCGCGTTCCTGATGCTCAACCCATCGACGGCCGATCACCTGACCGACGACCCGACCATCACGCGTTGCATGTCGCGCGCAATCGCTGGCAAGTACGGGCGGCTCGAAGTGGCCAACCTGTTCCCGCTTCGCGCGACGGATCCGGACGAACTCCTGACCCATCCAGAGCCGGTCGGGCCGAAGCGCGGCAGCGGACCCGCCGAAGGCGCCATTCTCGACGTCATCGAGAGGGCCCACACGGTGATCTGCGCGTGGGGCGCGCACCCTGCGGCTGCGCCGCGCGCCGCAGAAGTCATGCACATCATCCGACTCGTGGGCATGCGCAACAAGCTTTATCACCTTGGCCTGAACAAGGACGGCAGCCCGAAGCACCCGTTGTACATCGCGGCCAGCACCCGGCCGCAGCTGTTTCAGATTTAACAAATGAATGCCGCGCAACAAATTTGGAAATCACCCGCTGTATGTGGGAGCTGGAATGGACTCGATGTTCCTGACCGACGAAGAATTGACAGAGTTGACCGCCAAGCGCCAGAGCGCCGCACGGATCCGGGCGCTCCGTGGTATGGGTGTCGAACATAAGGTTCGCCCGGACGGCTCGATCGCCGTTCTCCGCGCGCATGTGGAACGTCTTTTCGGCGAAAAGACGAGCAAGCCTAAAATGAAAACTTGGCAACCCGCCTTTCACTGACCATGCCACGCGCTCGAAACAAAGAGAATGACGGCCTGCCGAAACGGTGGAAGCATCACCACGGAGCCTATTACTATCTCGTCCCCTCCGGGCAGGAGCCCGCTTGGGACGGGAAGAGAAAGTTCCGACTGGGTAAGACTCTCCCCGAGGCCTATAAAATCTGGGCGGAGCGCATCGGGCGAACCGACAACGTTCGCACTGTCGGCGATCTGCTGGACCGTTATGCGCTGGAAGTGATCCCGGCCAAGGCGCCATCAACGCAAACGCAGAATATGGCCGGGCTGAAAAACATCCGTGCGAAGTTCGGCACGGCACCCTTGGATGCCGTCGAACCAACGCACATTTATCAGTATTTGGACTGGCGCCCGGCAAAGACAGCGGCGAAGCGTGAGATCGAGATCCTGTCGCACGCCTTCACGATGGCCGTGAAGTGGGGCTATATCAAGACACACCCTTTCGCATGGCAATTGCGAATCGAGTCGGACGCGCCGCGGACCCGCTACGTGGAGGACTGGGAAATCGTCGAGTGCCTGTCGATCGACAGTAAGCGCAAGAAGGGCAGTGTGTTAGCCGTCCAGTCGTACATCCGGGTGAAGCTGCTCACTGGGATGCGCCGCGGCGATCTGCTGCGTCTGAGGATGGCGGACATGCAGGACGACGGCATTCACCTGGCGCCGAACAAGACCCTGAAGTCGACCGGCAAGCGAGTGATCATCCAGTGGTCGGACGAACTACGAGAGGCGGTCGCGATGGCGAAAGCCGTGCGTCCAGTGATGATCGGCCCTTACCTGTTCTGCAATCGGAGCGGGGAATGCTATATAGACGAGACGACTGGCAGAGCGGGAGGTTGGGAGTCTCTATGGCGCGGATTCATGGCGCGCGTCCTAAAGGAAACGAAGGTCACGGAGCGATTCACCGAGCATGACCTCCGGGCTAAGTGCGCAAGTGATGCGGAGACTCTCGCCCATGCACAGGCTTTGATGACGCATGCCGACAGCCGGATCACTGAGCGCATCTACAGGCGCAAGCCCGAGATGGTGAAACCGCTCAGGTAG